TTAATTGTGTCTAAGAGCTCTTGTGTTTGAGCAGCATTTGCTTCTTCCATTTCCTTAATTTGGCGTTTAGTTTCTTTCACAAATCGATATGCGAAATAACCAACCCCAGCGGCGAGTGCTGTAAGGATACCCGCCTTTAATAGTTTTTCTTTATCCATTACTTGCCCCTTTTCAAAATATGGTCAATGCAGTTTTTAACCAGCTCTAATTCGTCAGCATCTAGTGGAATATTCATACCAGTATCGTCTGCGTCGTCAAATACTTCTAAAAAGAAAGTCCCGTCATTTAAACATGACAGGCTTAGTCCTTTATCGGTTTTGTCTTGTCTGAATTGGATTTCCATAATATAAACCTCCTTAGAATATAGTGGAAGACTGGTATATGAACCAGCCTGGTCCTTTACTCTCTATATTCTTTTGCTAGTTAAGCTTCTTCAGCTTTTTCTGGAGACATAGGAGCTACTACAACCTTTTCGTATAGCTTATTCCATGTATCTTCAACAGCAGTTGTGATGGTTTCTACATCATGGTCTTCTGAGACTTTAGGGGTGTAGTTAGAACGTACAGTGCCGTCTTCATTGAATGACACCCAGCGAGTATCCATATAATCAGGCAGGATCATGTTGATTGCGTTAGACACAATTGTTTCACGCTCAACACCCAACTTGATTTCACGGTTAACCAATTCCTGTTCAAGGAAGTCACTGTAGTCTTTACGATCGTCAATAACCGCATGTAACAGCTCTTCTGATTCGTTAGCGATGTTACTACGTTTAACCCAAGCAGAACGATAACCGTAGCAGTATCCGCCAATAACAGCAGTAGCCAAGAGACCGATACCAACGTAGAACTTAACTTTAGATTTTTTCTTTTCAGAACGGCGTGGAGTTGGTTCTACAACTTCTTCATCAGATACAATTTCAGCATCAACTTCAGTTGCATCGAACAACTCTAATTGTTCAGGTTGCTCTTCAGCGTATTCGCCTTCTTTGTTTTTGTAGTCCTTGAAGTTCTTATACAAAGCGTATCCGATATATCCAAGGTTAACAAGACCGAATGCGATTAGACCTGATTTTACAATACCATGTTTTTCCATAATTTGTTGCTCCTTTATATGTTTTATTAGATAAGATAGTCTGAAATATCACTACCGTAATCTACACCAGTGGTAATATCTTTAACTGGAGAGAATTCGATTACTGGCACTGGGTAAGGATATCCATTTTCATCTTTAACCATAACTACATGAGTGTCGAAGTCAAAGAAGTCATTGTCTGTCCAACCTAGTTCAGAACCAGCACGACGTTGGTGTTTTTCCAATGGGATTTTCAACACGTCATAGGCAGTTGTAAGGTTAAGGAATCCTTGACGACGGCGTTTTTCATCAAGTGCGTTGAACATTGTTGTGATGAACATTTGGTTGTAGTTCAAGTCGTCTTTAACAAATTCTTGTGATTTATTAAAGTAGGCGTATTCCATCCATTGGACATCGTTAGTGTTGATTACAGTAACAGTTTTAGGTTTCTTCTTACCTTCTTCTTCAGGCCCTGCTAGAACTTCTTCACGTTCACCGATAAATTGAGCGTTTGGATCATCAGGATATTGCTCACGGATTTGACGGCGAAGTTTGTGGTTAGCTTGAGTAGCAGACGCAAGGGCAGATGCAAGTAAGGCATTACGTCCTGTCAGCACATGGTATGAGCGAAGGACAGCAGCGGTTGATAGAGTGGCCATAGTAATAGTAGGCGTCAATGCTTTAGAAACACGAACAATAGTTTCTCCAACTGGGACTGGCATTTCATTTTCACGCATAGCTTCAATATCTTCAACAATAGTTGTGATCTTAGCTTTTGCACGATATGCAAGTACGGCAGTTGCTACGAAACCAGCAATACCCCCTACAGTCATAATAAGAGGTTCTTTTTTCTTATAGTTGTGTGCAAGTACAGCGACGTTTTCTTTAAATAGTTCATAACTCCATTTAGACATTGTTAAGTTCTCCTTTAATTAAATAAGATAGTTAGTGCCCATGCAATAATAACTAAAATAATGATGGGGATTAGGAAATAGGCTACGATATATGATAGTATACCTAATAAGGCAAGAAATATAAGTAATAGAATAATAAAGATTAAACTACACATATTTACTCCTTCGTAGAAGCCTTTTCAGTTGCTTCGAGAGCTTTATCCAAAGCTTTCTTACCGTTTTCAACCATAAACGGTACGACACCAAATGCAACGATTTTAATTGTATTCAAGATTACTTTTTTGTTCATGATTATAGCTCCTTTTATTAAATTACTTCAACTGGTGGTAATGCCAATAGATACTTACCACGAGTAGGTACAATACGAATATCGCCTAGCATTCTCCAGCCATAAGCGTTGTCTGTATAGTTGGTGCTAGGTTGCCCTGCGTAATCGTAGTAATCCGCAAGACGAGCATATCCATATGTGGCAATATCCCTATTAAGGTTTTCTAGAACTGTAGCCGCATCATTCCATGTGAACAGTAGAATATCCTTAATACGTGTAGGCGGGTTAATTGCTTGCGCCTGAGGGTTGTTGTTATGGTATGCACTAGAGTAGTTGGTATATGTCTGGTTACCAACACGGCTGTTATATCGAGCAGGATTTGACCATCCACCGTTGTATCGACTACGATCTTCACCATACGCCGCCATGTTTACACCAGTGTTAATTGTGTTAACCAGGGTGTCTTTAATAGCAGGCATGATGACTTCTTTACCTAAATATGAGCCGATAGCTCGAATACCGTTTGGACCTAAGATACCACGTACAAGTCGTGTCATAAGGCCAGGTTTCCGTTCTTCAACCGTAGACCCCTTAACGACAGCCTTTTTAGGAACGCGTTCGTTTTCAGGCGCTTCGACTGTAATCTTTTCTTCTACTTCAACCTTTGCTACGTTGGTAGAACGGATTTCGTTATAGTCCGTTTGTGTCATATGTGTTCTCCTTTTCAAAAAAAAAAAATAGAAAGTGTTTTCTTGTATACTGCCGGAATCAAACCGGCGCCTCGTTATTAAAGTGTGCTCTCATCATACACCAAGTAATACAAGTTATTCCCTTTCTATATAGTAGGTGGTAAAATTTTTAAAGTTGATAGCCAGATAGTGTAATACGGAGTTTACCTTCTTCCATATCTGACGGATCTGTGAACTGATCTTTTACTTTAAACGGCATACCCTCAATCGAGGCGTTGTGTAAAGTGGATCCCAGATTAAGTAATAGGTCAGTTGCTCGAGGGCTATCAAGTGGTTCAATTCGGACAATAACGTCGACGCGATCTGAGTACCGATGTGGCAGTCGCTCCAACGTATATGGATATTTATCTAAATACGTCTTTTTCATACCTTCTCCTTTTCGAAAAAAAAAGAAAGCTGGGTAAAAATACCCAACTATTCTTCTTCAGAAACTTCTTCTTCTTTAGTTTCGACTTCTTCATGTTCCATAGGTTGTTCAATAATATCATTCTTGATTTCGGTTACTTCGAATTCCGCAGGCATTCCTGCGTCGTATACCTTCTTACCAAGAATGATAACTCCTAGACCAGCACCAATAGATGCCGCTACAGCCCATGGGTGCTGTTTAATCCAATTCCAGGTTGCTTTAACCTTACCTTGTTTGACAACTTCCACTGGTTGTGTTGGCTCTACTGGTACTACATCTGTAGTAACATTTTCAGTAGTGGTATCGACAACAGTTTCCACTGCGTCTTCGATAACTTCTTCATTTACGATTTTTGAAACTTTATTTGACATGTTAATGTCCTCCTTAAATTTATTTTTCGTTTCTAATAAGTGGCTTGTAAAAATTTTATTTAAAAGCAAATGTAAATACCCAACTTCTAACTTTATTGTTATAGTGGTATTTCGGACGAATTAATTTATTCGCAATCCGTGGATCTTTTATGTATAGATCAAACAAGTAATCAGCGATACTTTCCATAACGTCTAAATCATCTTCGATATGGTCAGAAGTGCTAATGGGTGAAATATGCAATCTTATACCGTGTTGTGATCTAGTGTGATGCGTGATCCTTGTTCTGTATAAGGCATTGACGAGTATTTCGTTGTTAGGGAATAATAGTATTTCATTACGCATTAATAATGTCCTTTCTCAACATAAACAATATCACCTTTGATCATTGGGCCAAAAACGTTGCTTTTACCCTCAAGTCCAGTCACACGAACATAGAGGATATCGCCAATATGAATGTTTGGTAAGTTATGCACGTCCCACATGTTGAATTGACCATAGACTTCTCCAGGGGAGCCTTTTACTTTGACCTTACCTAAGAAGCCGTACTTCAGAGTTTCTTTATCATAACTCTCAAGCGAACTCTCTGTGATTTCCAAGCGAGCGATCTTACCTTTCCAATCTGCATCGGTGTCAAGTTGATTGACGTCGGCAACGGTTACAATATCCGCTTTCGGTGGGCGTGGCGTAAAATGGTATACGCAAAATCCAATACCGAGAAATACTAAAACTGCAATAACTGTAAAAATAGTAGGTTTCTTTTTCATGACTATACTCCTTATAATAGTTCATTAACTATCTTTTCCGCATTACTAATACATTCTTCAATGTAGTATTTGAAATCTGACGCTAGGCTATAGAACGATTTACCGCAATACCATTCACCATGTTCTTCAGTACACCATTCTGCCCATTCATCAGCATCGTTAAATTTGATATCCGTATAACATGTGAGGATAACAGCATCGGCTACAAAATGACGAATAAACTCTTCATCTGTCATATTGCGATAGCGTTCCTCACGTTGTTCTTGTCTTTCTTTTGGTGTCATTTATACCCCCTCATTCCATGTAGAATACGAACAATGTTATAATATGACTCTTTGAAATACGACCATTTATAAGCTATAATGTCCGACATTTCATCTAAATATGATTCAGGAAGGTCTTCCTTAATTAGATCGATACAGTTCTCAAAATCCACGTCAGTAGGTGATAGGTCATATTCCACAATCTTACTTCGCATTCTTGAGATTATCTTATTCAACGTTTCCTGCGAGGTTGACGTTACGACCTTCATCTTGAAATAACCGAAGTAGATCTGTCTGAGGTCATCTTTATGGTAGAATACGATGTCTGAGGTTGAAGTAAAGTTAATAGTCATCATGGTTGTTGTGAAGATGATGAGAAACATCTCAAAGTCAACTTCAGTAGCCTCAAGGTGGTTTTCAGACAGTATCCCGTAAATATAGTTGAAGAATAACTGCCTGAATGATCTGTCGAAATAAGGTTCGTAGTAAATGTACTCTGCTGCTTTAAGTTCCATACAAAATCCCTTTCAAAAAAAAAAGAGAGAGTGGTATACACTCCCTACTTTAATAAATTTTCTTAACAAATGACTTCGCGCTTGAAGTGAAGATACCATCTTCTGCCTCATAGTCCCGAATAATTAGAATCCCTAGAATACTTGCTGCAGCACCTCCAATGGTCGTGATTAGAGCAGCCTTAACTGCTGGTTCCAATTTCTTATCCTTAACCTTTAACTCACGGTCTTTGATGTCCATGAGTGATTTGGTAAGAATATCAATTTCACCAAGTGTCTGGTCGTACTCATCACTGCCAATTTCAGCACTAGCAAGTCTAGTGTTTAACTCATCGAGTTTAGCATTGATAGTTTCTTCAATCTTCTTGCTAGAAGACTTCTTAAAAATTTTATTAAACATAATGTTTACCTCTCTTTCTATATAGTGAAGTGTATTTATTTTAGAGATATATTACAAGGTAATACGATCCAAAAAACGAACCACCAAAGTTTTGGATTTCACATTCATATCCAAAGTCATCTCGTAATATAGTCAATAGTTTATTATCCAGCTTGTCATATAGATTACTTGAGATCTTATCATCTTCATATACGGCATGGATAAGACGCATTCCTATCGACATTTTTCGTTCCTCAGATGGGAATCCCTGCATTCTATTAAAGTTTTGTTGAATTGCATTTAGTACGGTTGTAAAGTCATAGGTACTTAATACAGATTTATTCCTAGCGATAATCTCCTCAACATTTAGATCTTTAGAGAGTAATTTACATTTAGATTTATCATATTGTTTTTTCATATTATTTGCTCCTTTTGAAAAAAAAAAGAAAAGCCTGGAATTTAATCCAGACTAATATTCTTTCTTAAGTTTGGTAAGCACAAATCTTGTTACTTCCAATCTGCGATTTTGTTGTTCTGCGTCCTTATCCAGATACCCGTTCTTAATCAGCTTATCAATATAAGACTTCTCAAGGACAGCATATCCAGCTAGACAGTAGAAACCAATAAAACGTAGCAATCGTCTTAACATAATAGTTACCTCTCTTTCTATATAGTGAGGTGTAATTATTTTTTATATAGTTGAATTACTACACTATAACCAATAACCGTACCGTCCAAAAAGCTGTCGTATTTGAATCTTGCAGAATATCCGAAGTCGTTGATCAACGTTGGGATAAGTACATCTTTAGAAGCAGCTTCAAAGTACTTGTAAGGGACTCCTTGCTCTTCATAGATCTTATTCAAATATGTCGATGACAGGCAAACGGTCAACGGTTCGGTAAGGGTCTCCATACTATACGGTTTAAAGGTATTTATCATGTCTTGGACCTTATTTAGGATACGCGTCACATCAACACTAAGGTATCTTCTTTTATCTGAGTCACGTTGAATTCTATCCCAGTTTTGTTCCATTGTCTTCAAGTGGCAATTTTCTTTGTCGTACATAATATACCCCCTATTTGCTTTTTGTTTCATTTACCTTTTTAATAAGATCATACTTTTCCTTAACGTCCTTATACTGTTGATAGTAGTAGGTCGCGGCTTTATCTCTGATCTCCCAACGGCTCTTATACATGTCCTTTTCCTGCTGTAAAGGTTGATATTTCATATAGGCCATGGTATAACCAAACCAAATAGAAATACCCACAAGCGCAGATACAAGGCATGAGATAATAAAGCCAAAAATGAATTTGACGGTTGCTTCTCTTTTCATAAGTTCTTCCTTTCAAAAAAAAAAAGAAAGCTGAGTAAATTACCCAGCGTCCTTCTTAGAATCTAATCCCTAGTGAGATTACAATATCAAAATCGTCATCTACGAATGGGACGACGATGTAGCCGAATTTCTCGATAATAACCGTTTGGATCAAATCGATATTATTCTGTACGCTATATTTAGAAACACCTAAAGCGTCTGCAATATCAGTAACGTTGATATTAACATACGAGTTAGGGTCTTTCATATAACGATCAGTAATAAGATCGTCGATCGCATCAGCTTTATTAGCGATAACCTTCTTAACTTCATCGCGCATTTCCATACGCATTTGCATAATTTTATTCATCATAAAATCCTCCAAAATATTTATTCTATATAGTGGATTGTAAATATTTTAGAATAACCAATCTAGTAAGAATATAGCTAGTAAAGTTTCCCAGAAGCCCATATCGCGTTCTTTTTTATTGTTTTTCATTTTATTTACCTCCTTAAGTAAAAAAAAAAAGGAACTTGGTTGTTCCCTTTGAGTTAATCGGCTTTACCGAATAATTTCAAAAGAAATTCACCAAATCCTTTTATAATAGATACAATACCTCTATTAAGTACGAACAAAAATACCAATGTGATAATAATAATTGCCATTTTATTTTCCTCCAATATATAATTTATCTATTCTATATAGTAGAGTGTAAAAATTTGAAAAAAAAAAAGAAGGAGGGTAGACCTCCATCTGATTAAGCGATTTTTACTTTGCTCATCAATAGCAAAGTTGCTTCTTGTTGTTGCTCTGCTGGCAACTCAGAAAACAAGCGTGCTCCGATGACTTGTAATTCAGCTTTATCTTCAGGTGTCATCCCTAGTTCTTTTTCAGCTTTCAATCCGTAATAAGTGATCATATGTCCAGTTAACAAATTGGGATTTTTAACAAATCTTTCAATCCAAGTATATTGCTTTTCTACTAAATATCTTGCTTTTCGTGTCATGCGAGAACCAAAGTGTTCCCACATAGCATCAACTACGCAATCCTTAGTAAATAACGCCATTTTACATTGGAAAATTAAATCTTCTTCATCAACCCAAGTGTTGGTATTAGCATAATATTTCATTTTATTTACCTCTTTTCTTTCTATATAGAAAGGAGTAAATTTTTGAAAAAAAAAAATGAGCGTTGTAAGTTTTACCCTATCAACGCCCTTATCGAGCTATAATACCTCAGGCTCATTGAATTTCTCACCATACCATTCACCGGTTATATCGCCCATAGCAATCCAACCGACAATACCATTGTGGTTGATCTTAGCCCAGTGCCAGTCACATTGTGTAACTGTCTCAAGGACTTTATACTTACGGTTTATGTCACATACCCCTAAGGACTCACTTGTTCTAGTGGGCTCTTTCCGAATATGCAAGGCAACCTTAGGCATAAAGTGGGTTGGTTTCCAATAAGCATCTTCATACTCAGCGATCTTACGGTTTAACGCTTCTAGTCCTTCTCGCTTAACCCCAGTACCGTCATTCGGTCTTAATACACCAAATATCCGTATAAATACAGGAGCATTTGTAGTCCACACATAATGAACTAGATCACGACCCCTAGATTCCTTATACACCTCTCGAAGTCTAGCTAAGATTTCCTCGTTTTCGATATAGATTATCTCGTTATCATCACCGTTATAGAAATACACCTTGCGAGGATCCCAACCATGTAAATAAGGTTGTCCCGGGTCACGTCCCTCAATACGGAATGTAAAACACATACTCATATCAATACCTCAATGCCGGTTTTGTAGATTCATCCCTTGTTGTAGGTCTGACAACCCCAAATATACGATGATATACTGGCGCAGATGTATTCCACTCGTAATGCTTTAAGCTTCGTCCATGAGTGTCTTGATAAATAGCTCGAAGATATTTTAGTTCTTCCATGTTGTGGATTGGTTGTACCTCATTAACCGCGCCATTATAGTAATAGATGGTCCTTGAGTTCCATGCCGCATCTCCACCAATCATAAATGTAAAGTCCATAGTTTCTCCTTCGCCTGATCCTCCTCCACCGCCACCAGTAGATCCTAGTCCGTCAGAATATGGAGGATATATAAATCCGATAATGTTTTCTGTTGGGTTACCCAAACTTCTTGTACGGTACCGAGCAGGACCTCCGCTCATTCCACCGTCAACGTTCTGTTCGACAGTCTGGAAGTTACCATTACCATCAGGCTCACCAACTACAATACCGGTATGACCGTAGCCGTGGTAAGATACCCGCATACAGAATATAGCACCAGCGTGAGGTGGCTCATTACCGCCTGTTGTACGCCAGCCTAGACCCTGTCCTGCTTTCAACATATCAATACCATTACCCCACATAGCACGCCCAAAGAACTTCTGAGCGACCATGTTAGGGAGGTCGACACATTGCATGCCATAAGCACCATCTGCATCAACCCCGATACCACGGTCGGCAAGACTACGAACCCAAGTAAGTACCTCAGATCGAGTTGCCATTGTTTCTCCTTGTATTAACGTCCGTCGTCTTCAGCGGCTTGCGCTTCGTTATAACGTTTTGTAGAGATCATAAGTACAGAACCTGCGAAGGTCGCAAATAGACCGATTGTCGCAGTAATCTTAGTTGCATCAAACCCATACAACACCCCAAGCCCAGCAATCAAAGTTACTAGGGCAGGTACTACGTTGAGTAAGATGAATTTAGCAGTATTGTATTGTTCATTTGAAAGTTTCATTTATTGTTACCTCGTGATTCTGTGTAGCTACGGACAAGCACTTTGATCTCGTCCATATCCGTCTTTACTGATTTAAGACTCTCGTTCATGTAATCCATTCGTTCCACTAAAGCCCGAATAATCTTCTGTTCCTCTTCATACTTATCCAATCTCAAGGTATGACTATCCATAAGTTTTTCATTATGTTTGTCAGATACTTCAAGCTCAGTCAGACGGTGCTCTAAATCAGCCGCCCGGTTCTTAGAGGAAATGTAGAAGCTACCAAGACTAATGATGATTGGAATAACGACAGTTATAAACCAATGCATTAATTCTCTTTCTTGCATATTCCCTCTCTATTCAATACGTGGCATAACCACGCTAAGCACTCCTTGTTGGAGCATTTCCATTGTCTTCTGACCTTTATACGTATAACCTTCCCCGGATTGCATTGCAAAAGTTAGTAAGGTCGGTGTATCTTTAGGCCATTTAGTGTTTGTATCAAATGGATATGGCATCACAACAACATCGCCATTGTTATAACGTTTACCGTTAACTAGTGGTTTAGCTACAGATGCGATCCGACGATATGCAGGCATGTTCATGTTCCCTTGGATAGATACCGCAAATGCGACAAGGACATCCATAGCATCATCCATAGAACCAAGTTTTTCATCGACCTTTTCAAATCGTTCATTCTCAGCTTTTTTAGGGAAGTTGATATCGTAGTGCTTTTGCATTGCCAATTTATACAATTCAGCATTGCTCAAGTCAATAGCAGCCTCCTCTAGGAATACATGAACTACTGAGTTATTATCGTCAACAAGAATGACATGAGTTTGCTTGTTGTTAGTTGGATCATAGTCCAACGATTTAGATTTAAATTCTAGTTTAGACACTTAAATCTCCTTTCTTATTATATTTGTATGGTGGGTACCTTATTTAGTTGGGAACGGGTCAGTTGTAATATAAGTTACAGTCCCTGTATACACAGCGGTTTTCGTAATACCGGTAGTTATTCGTATTGATCCGTCTGGATGGAAATAATACATAGCGTTACCTAAGAAATTAGCCGACTCGTTCAGTGCTAATATCATAGTTGCAACGTTAGTTGGACGGAAACCTTCTGGTATTTTCTCAGGAGTTATTGAATTTTCAAGTCTCTGAGTGATAGTCTTGATCGTCCGAGGTGTGTGGATAGTAACCAAGTCACCGCTTCTAGTGATCGTGGACGGCAACTTATAAGGCATATTATCAGTGAAGTCCTTATGAATGTACTTAGGTGGCTCTGGCTCTGGTACAGGAACATCCGCTTTACAAACATACGTCTGCTCCCAGTCAGTCCAGGTATTACCCCAGTCTCGCCATCGAATCCAGGTGTTTAGACGGTCGTCCATATACCTTTGAAATACCTCTTTATGGTTAAGTGCATACACTTCTAGCATACCGTGTTTCTTAGTATCAGGGCCATTCTTCGCGCCACCTTGTTTTCCAAATACCATGTAAAGACCAGTTTCCGTAATGGTATTAAGATCTTTTCTAGAAAATCGAACGTCTTGAATTCGACCCTCTAAAGATGTAAGAGGGTATTGTTGAATAGTCTTATTGGCAACACGAATACCGCCTACATTCAACTGACCTGAGGCATAAACATCACCAGCAACATCTAACACACCACGTTCCCGTATCTTACCAATACCAACCCCTGTCTGGTCCATAGACATAACCACAGATCTTGTTGGTACCTCAACCCTGAATTCAGAACTAGTGAACTTATCTTGAACGGTTCCGATGATAACATACGAACTACCTGACGAGAAAGTACCATCTAGATTCGCCGCTGAATTAGTTATCTGAGATATTGAATTAAATAAAACATTGGCAGGTCCGGTATCTTGAGTAAATGTATTAGATCCAAACGGTGCTGTTTTAAATGTTATTCGCATTGTATTTCTCTGACTACCGTTCATCGGGAGAGGAGCTACTTTAGCATTACGAATAACTTGAATCTGCTCACCATTACTTCCTACACGCTTAGCCTCAAAACTAATTTGCGGTAGGAAATAATCAAGGAACTCGATACTAACCCTTTTAGGATCACTAGTTCGACCTCGACTATCCGTAACAGTCGCCTCGATAGTTGCGTTACCCACCATTTCAATACTACCTATAACTCCACTTTCATCATAAGTAGAATTCGGTTTACCGACAATAGTTGCTGAATAACTGGATATGGTTGATCCGTATGCTCCAGTTCCTTTAGAGAAATCGACTTTCAGGTTAGATAGGACAGAAACGAACTTATTCTCACCAAGCAGGTTGTTGACAGCTGTATTAGTGTCTCGAACACTAAACGACGATAGAGTAGGTTTAACAGATTCAGGAACATTTAAGGATAAGTTTTTCTCATCCCTAGCAATCTCTTTACCGTTTTGGTAAGTTATATACCTAACCTTACCAACACCCTTATCGGAATTAGGAACTTGATTGCATAACTCCATAGGTGGGGTCCAACTATAGCTAGATACAAACTTTGTGGATCCTGTAACAATTTGTTTCCAATTTCCGAATTCAACCTCAACAGCGTGAGAGTAGTTACTATCATTACGATCAACAGCTAATGTTACCGGACTGCCTATAGTTCCTGATACAGGCTGGCCTTTACTACCCTTGAAAATATCCTTGAGTTTGAGTGTAAACTGTGCTTTCGCAGTACCATACCCGCCTAAGTTAACGACATACTCACAGGATACAGTAATCGTCTTAGTACCATCCGGGTTGTGTGGGATAAGGTAGTCTTTACCGAAGATATTACGCTTCTGGTTTTTCCCAATAACGGGGTCGATGTCGTAATGTTCTTCTATACCACCAACATTCAACCATAGACGTTTACCGCCATTCCCTGAGAAGATCTGACCACCGCCTGAGGAAATTAACCGAACTTGCACATTGACAAGCGACGCATTCTGCTCAGGCTTCTGTACGTTCCAGTCAGACCATAATTCTAATTGTACGTCCCCGGCCCAAGGACCCGAGAAGTTTACTACTACCATCTACTATACACCTCCTACATATAATGTTATATTTCTATCTGGATTCGATGGATCTTGCATTGTAACAAATCTACCTATACGAAGCGATTTGACAAACACCCCGTTATCGATTTGCAACACACCTTGAGAGATTGATGCAACCTCTTTACCCCCAGATATGAAAGAGATGCGATCTGTTGATACTAGAACTTTTGAAGAACCGTCTTTCTGGCCTACGATAATCCCTTCTTCTGATTGGGACATGTAGGTGTTGACGAACTCAGTCATGATCTTCATTTCACCGACTTTATTTTGCAACTCAGCGATCCGTTCACTAGCTCGAATAGTGGCTTGCTCGGCATCTTTACGACCAGCCTCTTCGATATCGATCAAGTTATGAACTTGGTTAATCCATTCATCAACGACTTCCTTAGTTGCTTTTGCATCTAGCTCAGCCTTAAGTAAAGCGTTGCGCTCAGAGAGTTGGTTGATCTGATCTTGAGTTAAGAGCTGGTCAGCTTTAGAAGCAATAGCGCTGTCGGTATCCTCAGGAGCAACAGAGTAGTCAGTAACAGTGTTACCGAACTCGATCTTAACACCCGTGACCCAGGCAGTACCAGACTTAGTTCCTTCTAAAAGGAAGCGTATGTCGGTACGGAGCTGGTCATAGTTTGGATTAGATCCGAAGTTATAAACTTTCTCGATTTTAATCCAATCTGAGCTACCTATATATCCAAACATACCCGGCCATTCTGGTGAAGACACAGCGCCCGACTTAGAGTTACGTCTATAAAGCCCTCCTGATTTAAAACAGCTGAAGTTATTCCAAGGATAGTTTCCTCGTTGGACGTTCTCGTATTTAACCCAAGCGGACATAGTGAGAGTTGTATAGAACCTACTTGTGAACTCAGGAGCGATGTTAAACTGGAGATTATTTTTACCTTCAACAGACTCGATCCGAAAACATTCAGTCTGACCGGTAATATGGTTTTCAGGGAGTTTCTCAATAGCGGCATAACCTGTAGCTTTACTGTTGATCCATAGGTTACGTCCACCGATGGATATATCCCCGTTTAGAGATACCCATTTGTAACGACTAGGATCACTACTGTCACCTCTCTCAAAGTCAGTGTAAGTACCGATGTATTTCTTACCATTTGACTGAGCTAAGCTGAAGTCAGATCTACCGTCGGCACTGTTGGCATAAGCAAAGTGAACATACGGTGTTCTACCATCAGCTCCTGGCTTACCTGGAATACCGTCGGCGCCGTCTCGACCTTTCCATCGTGTCCAACGGTACTTGCTTGGTTCTGGACTATCCTCTCTGATGAAGTCTTGGTAAAGACCGATAAAAGGCTTGTTAGAGTCTGTTTGACTGAATCCAATACGACCGTCATCAGCATCGGAATATGCGATGTGTGTGTATTGTGTTAAGCCATCTACTCCTCTAGGCCCAGGAATACCTTGATCGCCTTTAGGGCCTTGTAAACCTTGAATACCTTGAGGGCCAGCAGGGCCAGGAGGGCCTTGTAAACCACGTTCTCCAGTCTCACCTTTATCCCCTTTAGCACCGTCATTACCCTTAATCTTAGTCCATTTATAGACATTGGGATTAGTACTATCAGCTTCTATAAAGTCAGTATAAGTACCGATATACTCTTTGTTGGTTGAGTCACTGACGCTGAACCCGCTATTGCCATTAGCCGAATTAGCATAGGCAAAGTGAATATATGGGGTCTTACCGTCTGCACCCTTAGGGCCAGGAATACCATTAGCCCCATCATCACCCTTCCACTTAGTCCATCTATAAGAAGACGGAGTAGTGCTATCAGTAAGGTTAAAGTCTTGGTAAATACCAATATAGGCTTTGTTAGAATCAGTCTGACTAAAACCATTACCATAGGCATTGTCAGCATAAGCAATGTGCGTATACTGAGTTCTACCGTCAGCACCTCGTTGTCCAGGGATACCTTGATCACCTTTAGGGCCTTGTAGACCTTGGACACCCTGAGGGCCTGGCGCACCGTTAGCACCATCAGCACCTTTTATAAGAGACCATTTGTATTTGGTAGGGTCGTTACTATCGGCTTGTTCAAAGTCAGTGTAAGTACCCATGTATCTCTTATTAGGGTCGCCAAATACAGTAAAACCTGTTCTACCGTCAGCAGAATCAGCATAAGCAAAGTGCACATACGGAGTTCTACCATCAGCTCCTGGCTTACCGGGTACACCATTGGCACCATCGGCACCACGCACTCTCTGCCAGTGGTATCTCGCAGGGTCAGTTGAATCTTCTTCGGTATAATCGGTGTAAGTACCCATGTACAGCTTCTTAGATACGTCGACTTTAACCTTAGTTGGTTCTGAGTCAATATCCTGAGCTGGTGTGTATACTTCGGCCGTAGTAAATCCAGTATATCCATCTACGCTATCAGCATAAGCGAAGTGAACATATGGTGTACGACCATCAGCTCCTGGCTTACCTGGTACACCGTTAGCACCGTCAGCGCCATGCCATCTAGACCAATGATAATCTTCAGGACGGTCGCTACCTGCGAAATTGAAATCTTGGTATATACCTATATGAGTTAATACGCGCCCTTCTTCCGGATCTTTAGTAAATGCGGCGTAAGCGTTAGACCCATCGTAATTAACTTTTAAGCCAAAGTTACACCAAGCAAGGTGTGTATACTGGGTTCTACCATCATCCAAATCGACAATGGTAATCTGACTTGTTGAAATTAAACTCATTATACAACACCTCCTTGCTTGTCTTCTGGCGATAATGAATAGTCTGTCGCAACTGTACCTTCTTCGACTTTAACCCCAGTAATCCAGGCAGTACCTGATTGAGTATCCTCAAGAAAGAAGCGAAGATCCATTTTCAACTCATCATAATTAGGATCCGAACCATAATCATAAGTTGCTTCGATACGCTTCCAATCAGAAGATCCCTCGAATGTAAAATGACTAGGGTAATCAATAGGTGCTACTTCATTTGTCTTGGAGTTGCGTCTTTCCAATGGGACTGATTTAAAACAGTTAAATCCTTGCCAAGGGTTCGCGCCCTTTATAACGTTCTCATATTTAACCCAAGCAGACATTGTGAGTTTTTTATATAAGCGTTTAGTGAAGTCTGGAGCAATATTAAATCTTAGATTATTCTTATTACCACCGCTCTCTATTCGATAACATTCCGTTTGACCAGTAATATGGTTTTCAGGAAGTTTCTCAATAGCGGCGTAACCTTCGCATTTAGATTTTACCCATAAGTTCCGACCAATGACTTTGACATTACCGACCGTATTGGGAACGTTTTTAGTTATAATTGCAACAGAGAATGTCGCTTTATCTTCGACATCAATACGAGTAACACTAACGCTCTTCCTTCTGGACTCAGGACGTTGCCCCCATGGTTCATCAACTTCGCCATTAGCATTAGTCTTAGTCCAAATATAGTCAAAGGCTTCACCATGAGTGTCGATCTCGACATCATCTCTAAATAGCTTAGCCGTTAATACAGTGTCAATGACGCCGTTCTTAAACACGTCCCCGTTACTGGACTCAATGACAGTCAGAACAGGAGATACCCCATCATTAACTGTAGCGATAGTCACATCTTGGAACTCGACCATCTGACCTTGCACCCAAGCTTGAATAGTAATAAGTGCATTACCACTAGTACCAATATTAGATCTTGATGCCCGGAACCTAGTTCCACTACCCGCAAGGTTATTGTCAATGAAGTAACTGAAATCAACATCAGTTACCTCAGTTTTACCTTTATATAATGTTGGGATAAGCTCACAGCTATCTGTCAGCTCACGGAACATCGTAGGCCCTGTAGTTTTTACAGTCATTTTGAAAGGTTGAGCGTCGTTGATCATACGCGACATTGTGTTCATCAACGTCGAGTTGTTAGTTGGTCGAACAGCGATAACATTTGACAATGTAAGCTTAGTTTTACCAGGATCTGTTGAGCATCGCACCATTTCAATAACACGAGCTCGAATCAGAAGTCCTCCGACAAAGTTCTCGTCAGTCATGAAGATGACGTCACCGATCTTAATGTCGTATCGCTGAAGAACTACAGAAGAGTTAAGATTGATCTCCCATGTAGTTATAGGATACATGTAGTTACGGAGCATCTTAACACCATAAGCCCAAGCTTCATCAGATGTTGTGAACTCAGTCTTGACATCACGAACAATCCATGGGTCACAGTTATCACGCTTGTTAACAGATGGATACAACTTAGCTGAAATAGGAGCGTAGATTGTATGAGACCCTCTGTTACAATACATCTCAACGTGTGTTCCATCTGGAGCTTTGATCTCACGAGAATTAGGGAACGTAATATAGGCGCCATCTTTGTTACGCATTCGAATGGCTGAGAATAGATTAGTCTTGTCTTCTTTCTTGACGACAGAAGCTACGTCTCTACCCATCTGCAAACGAATATCCGTACGAACTCGACCTAGACCAGGTTCATTATCTTTTGCGACATTCCGAGATTTATAAACATTAAGAATATACTTATCAATCTGGCCACCATCGGTAAGTTTGGTTATAATCTCCATCTCGCCATCAAAGTGCTCAACAAGTTTAAGGATCCGAGCCAAACATGTGTCGTCATCAGATTCAAACTTAAGCGTCTGTTTGGTATTACGAATTTCGCAAACGCCCAATTCAATACGAGTGAATTTAAAGAGTTGCATAGCTTCAACGTACTCTAGGAACGTTTTAGCATCCTTACTTTCATAAGCAAGGACTTTCTCATTAAGCAGCTCTAAGTTGGTTGTAACGCATTCCAATGTTATAGTATAGTCGGTCTCTCTACGAGTCATTACGTTGAATACGTAGTCAGTATCGTCTTCATGGAAAGAGATATACGACTCCGTAGTAAGATTCGCTATACGCTCATTAAGAACACCATTTGAATATTTATCGACAGTAAAAGTAAAGGTAGCAGAACCCTTACCGCAGTATTGATGAAATTCTTCATCATAATATTTCAGAGAACCCGGAACGTCATTGTTAATGTGATCAACAATGTTCATTGCGTTATCATGAACTGCTAACTGCCATGCAGGTTTTACATTCATTTTGAAGTTTCTGCCTCCTTTCTTATAACCATGCTTCTTCCCACTCTACGATTACCTCAGGAGCGCTTGATACAAATCCTGAAGAGTGGACTTCGAGTTTAGACTCCCCTGGAGGAATTGAGAAGTAGCGGGAACCGTTTGCTAAGTCACCTTCTGCACCGACACCTTGGGTAGATGCCTCTGGATCAGCTATATAAGTGATCTTGCCTTCATACATATCAACCATAATCTCACTACCAGCGTTATACTTGTTGGGCACAAGGTCATAACGTTGTACGTTGGTCTTCTGGAACTTAAGTGATTGTACACATAAAGTGTCTAGGTGCCCAACAGCAGGGTTTTCATTTCTAAGACGACCGTATAGAATCCAGATCTTAGTACATTCCAAGTTCTCTTTGGTAGCATCAACGACGGTTTTAGGAATACCATTGTATCCATATGTGAACTTAGCCCCGTCTTTAATGACATAAGCATTACCAGTTCTACTATTAAAAGCAGGGTTAGGACGTTGTTGTCCTGGCTCATTGTTATTAGATCCGAATTCGTTATCCTCACGAGGTTGTTTATGGATATCAGTAGTAGTAAAGTACTGTACAGTTCTATCACTATCTGTTGTCCATTTATCTAAGGCGTATGCACAAATAAGTCGATCATTATCGTCCATAAACATAATTGCTAATAGACCAGTTTGACCAATCTTAGATGCCCATAGTTTTAGGTTAAAGTCACAACGAAAGTTCTTAGCACCTTTCACGTTATTCTTATCTGGCGGTAATGTATACTCGTATACAGCGCACCCCCAGTCTTGACCCACACCCTTTGAACCAGAACGAGTCCAGTGTAAGCCAGGACAAGGATACCCAACACTACCAGCGTCTTGTGGCGCCCAGTCAAGGGTTAAATCACTGATCTCACAATGATTAGCATACTGTAAAGGCGACTGTGACTTAAGCTTTCCACCAATATTAACACCCTTCCGCCATCCAGCAGAATCATTTGGTGTTAGGTTAAGTAAGAGTTGTGATTGGTCATATGACCCTGAAGCAGTTACAGCACCGTCTCTTCCTGAGGCACTTGTGCCGATTTCCATTATACCGTTTTTATTAACAATACCGATCCAACCATTAGTACCAGCATTCTTAATTCTAATACGAGGATATGCCGGAGCACTTCCTGCATTATTTAAAGTCATTTTGACAATATTCCCCTCTTTAGTAAGGGAACCAATATCTGGGGAGTTAGTCTTCGATGTTAACACCTTTGTAAGCTCCGAGTGTAGTAAACCATCGGGAACTTCAAATGAAATAGACACCGTAGCCTGACTCTTTTGTAAATCCTCAGTAAACTTAGGTTGGCCTGATGTTACAGCAAGGTAGTATTTACCATCCTGATCATCAAACTGTAATTTCTTTGGCCCATCAGGACAGTCAAGAGCCCTAGCTAGTTTCGTACGAAGCGATAATAGTTCAGCAGGGCTACCTGTCTTTTGTCCTTCAATGGTAATCTCATAAGAGTTTCTTCTACCAGATACCCATGTCTTACCAAAACGGCCAGTGCCGGCGGAATACGTATGTTCCTGACCAGCACCGACATTACGTTCAACTTTAGTTACAGCATCGAGGAGTTTACCGATATCAACAGCATCAGTTCCTTCACCAAAGATTATAGAGAAGTATGATTCATCTCTCATAATCGTGGTAACACTCCATCTAACATATTTAATCGATCACTGTAAGTCCGTTGCGCATCTGCCATTCCTGGCGCCAACGCACGGTTTACAAGATCTTTATCCAAGTAAATTGGGTTGACTTGTCCTTGAGCAAGGAGGTCATTCCCAATAGCAGAGTTCTCAGTAAGCGTCGCCAATTTTTGGTCTACATTATTTAGTCCCCGTACCACTTCGTCAATAGAATAACGATTAGAAGCAATACTACGGCTTGTAGGATTAAGCGACGAATAATTAATATTTGAACCAGTGAGTCCAAGATAACCAGTTCCATTCCATGTATATCCATCAACATTAGACATGTCTAAGACAGGGGTGATTACAGGCGACAGCTCCATGTTGTTATCAAGATATTCCGATGTTTCACCAAGAGCATCTTGAATATATTGTTGTACCTTGCTCATGCCGTTATTAACAGCGTTAAAGGATCCAGTAGAGCCTAAACCTGAAGCGAATTCTACGATAATAGCACGACCAGATCTAGCTACTTGACGCCAACCTTCACCAGAGAAAGGTCCTTCTTTCGCAGGAGAGTGTGGGAATAGACGTTGTACCGCCCCCATGATACGACCAACAGCGCCTTGTACCGCCGCCATCGCACGCGAACTAGCAATACCTCCAGCAAAGGATTCTGAAATAGCAGCCCCTGAGCCAGACGCATCATATTTCATACCTTCACCAGCCGCTCTCGCAACATTAGCACCGGCACCATTCGCTTTACCAGTTCCACTATTTATAACAGTAGAGAAATCATTTATCGCTTTATAACCAGCCGGCTTACCATCAACTGTTTTCAGCCCCTCATTAGCACTATTAGCAACTTCTTTTGCAGAATTATTAATATTACCACGAGACGCCATAATAATCTGACCCACTTTATTAAGTTCTTGTTGAGTCATAACTTTACCAGACTCATAGTCAGACATTAACCTATTAGCTTCTTCTTGACTAATCTGTATCTTAGAATTGGTCTCTTTATACATATTATCAACGGAAGTTAAAGCAGATGATTTAACCTTACTAATATTATCTTCCACTCTACCCGGTGCTGCTTCAACAGGTTTCATGAAATTATCCATGTGCATTTGCGCGACTTGAGAGAAGTCACCAGTTGCTAATGCAGTAAGCATATCTGCTGGGATCTGTCCAGATTTAAGCGCGGCAAGAGCTTTAGTAGTATCTAGTCTACCGCCCAAATATGTATCTAAGTTGGTAAAGGCTTGAGTTACAAGTGTGGTATCGAAATTACCATCCCCTGCAAGTCCTTGCTCCACAGCGGCCTTAATCTCTTGTGCTTTCTGACCAGCGGCTTCAGCAGACCCATCAAATCCAGACAAATACTGTTGCATTTGTTCCATGGACATGCCTGAGAAATCGCCCTCCGCCATTTTCTGGAGCATCTCTTGAGGGATCTGTCCAGATTTAAGAGCGGCCATAGCCTTAGTCATATCAAGTTTACCGCCAAGGTGCTCATTCAGCATATTGAATGCACCATTAAGTAAGCTCATGTCCCAATTACCGTCTCCACCAAGTCCTTGTTCAAGGGTTTTCTTGATATCGTCGGCATTTGCCTTAACTTCAGGTTTAGCTGTAAGTACGCCATTTGCATAGTCATACCCCGCCTTTTCAGCAATCTGTTTGACTTGAGCTTCAGACATACCCATTTCAACCATTTTGGAGAATAGCTTACCAGCTTCGTTAGCGTCAATGGTTTTGTTCTTAAGACCTTGGATAAACTCATTAGCACCTTGGATACCTAATTGCGAACAGAATGTCTTAAAGTATTCAAGTCCATCTTTTGACTTAGCTGCGATATTCATAGCACCTTGGACTTCAGCGGTACCTAGCCTATCCAACTGTTTAATTGCAGCATCAACACCGCCTTTAGCGGCGAGTTCCGCATAGGTTTTAATACCGTCAACACGGTCATGCAACCATTTTTCAAATCCTTGAGCGCCACTTTGTAGACCCTCTTTAGCCTTTTCAAAGTATTTCCCAATACCAGGTATTTGCCCGAAGGCATCTAGAATAAAAGACAACATCGAGGTTACAATCTCTATAAGTAGTGAGAATATAGATGCAAGTACATCTGTCACAGAAACAGCAATAAGATTACCATTATTACGTATCCATTGCGCGATCTGTTGAAAACCTAATAGCACAGAGTCAAGAATTCTAGTAATAAATCTAGGAATTGCTCCAATAACCATATCAACAGCGGCAGAAAGCATATCAACAAGGGCGCCAGCTATATCAACAGCGGCATTACCAATACCTATAATAATACCTTTTACAAGCTCAACACCGATTTCGATAAACTTACCGATATTACCGCTAATACCACGAACCAGACCAACAACCACACCTTCCGCCATACCAGCGACAACTTCAGCAATATCACCAGATGACTTAGATGCCTCAGCAAAGAACTTACGGAAGTTTTCTCCGCCTTCTTTACCAAGACGTGATACGGTATCAATAAGTCGAGTAATAGCATCTATAATAGAAGCAATTCCTTGCAAGAAGTAACCGATACCAGCAGACGCAATACCGATAGCGCCACCGATCATAAGAAGAGATGTACCAAGTGCTGTAAGTCCTGCGATAGCTTCAAAACCTCCGACCTTACCAAGTAAACCACCGATAGTGGCAATCGCACCAACAACTCCGACTAAAACAAGTGCTTGAGTTAAAATATGATCTACAGGTATCGTAGTTAACTCTTTCAGAGAATATACAGAAACCATCAATGCTCCGACAGTTGCAGCAAGGCCGATAATACCTTCTTTCTTGATATTCTGAGCGGCTTGTCCGATTTTAACAAAAGCGTAAACCACACCGACAAGAGCAAGACAGGCACCAACAGTTTTAAGGAAGCTACCCTCCATCTTACTTAGAAGAAGAAGACCGGCAGAAGCAACTAGAACAGATCCTGAAAGTACAGCTAGGTTCTTGATACCTTCGTTTATTCCTTTATCTGCAATGTTGTTCTTTTGAAGAACCATAGCTAGAGCGCCAAAGGCTGCTGTAACTACCGCCATAGCACCAAGGGCTTGGACAATAGCATCTGGATTCTTCATCGAGCCAATATTCTGCGCTAAGCTACGCATCATATACAGCATTCCGGCAATACCACCGAACATAACAAGTGCATTCTTAGTAAAGGATTGTTTGGTGTTATCAAGTTTACTAAATGCTAATGCGATACCACCAATAACGGCAAGCATAATAGTAACCGCTGTACCCCCTTTAATAAGGATGTCGGTATCAAGAGATCCTAACTCGCTTACTGCTTTGGAGATACCTGCAACGGCTTTAGCCATGGTAATGAATGTAAGAACTGATGAAGTCTTAACGTCCTTAAGGTTCTTAGCCATATAAAGAACCCCCATTATACCTACCATGATAACGCCTATAGAGGCAAGTCCTTTCTTAAGAGAATCTGCATCCAAAGTACCGATGTCTTTAACTACCTTGGCGACTTTCTTAATTGAATAAGCCAGACCAATAAAGGTTAGAATACCAATAGAGATTTTAGCAGAACCGCCATCAAACCCTTTAGCGTTTCGTTGCATATGTGCCATTATAGCCATCAAACCACCCATTGCCACGAGGATAGCCCCGGCAGAAAGAAGACCTTTCTTAAGAGACTCCCCGTCCAGGCGACCCAGCAACATAACAGAGCCCGAAATCATAAGAATAGACCCCGCTACACCAAGCATACCAAGCATCATATCTTTTGCACTTTGCACCTTACTTGGATCGAATTTCTTAGTTGTCATCGAAAGTGACAAGTAGAATACTTCGAATGCGCCAAGAACTGCCACCAGTCCAAGGACACCTCGTTGAAGTTTATCCGCAGGGATCATTGACAATACCAGCAATGAACCTGTCAAAGCAGCAATAGCCAGGGCAAAAGATTTAATGTTTTGGAATTTAGCTTTAGCTTTAAAGCTACCAGTAATAGCTTTAAACATATTCGTAAGAGATCCTGTTACGGAGTTAGCCCCTTCAAACAGACCTTTACCGAATTCACGGAACATGTCTTTAATGCCGAGTACCTTCTTACGAGTATTCCAAAGCACAATAATCGCCGCGGCTAATGTAAGAATCTTACCAACTGCCGCAGAATCTGCTTTGTTGAAAGGCGCTAATACAGCACCGAATGTCTCGCCAAGAAGTTTGGCCATGTCACCGATACTTGCAAAGACGCCTTTACTCTTTTCATGGACGCGGTCTACGCTATCACCCAAACGGTTCATTCCGGCTTCGGCTTCTTTCATCTTACGATCTCCGAAGTCAGCCTCTGTAAGTTCATCAGCAGATACACCGGTAACCTTAAATAGATCTTTAAAGCCGTCCCAAATCTTCTTAAGGACTTTCCCGATCTCTTCAAGGGCTTTCTTAACACCCTTACTTACAGAATCGACAACCTCTCCAAAGTTCTTAAATGAGAAGTTGGTGTCTTTAAAACTTGATCCGATTGATGAAGCGAATTGTTTAATTAGACCCCATAGTCCAGTTAAGGTATATTGTACACTAGACGGTAGGCTAGAGAAGAAGCCCTTAAACCAAGGTCCGAATGTACTAGAGATCCAGCCCATAGCCGTGCTAAATCCGTTCTTGATACCTGCTCCAATTTTAGAGAAAGTATCACCTGATACAACATTAGCTAAGCCATGCCAGAAACCATGGAACCAGCCCTTAAATGTTTCTAAGGTTGTCTTAAAGTTACTAAAGTCAATCTTAGATTTACCCATTTCTTTACGAATGGTATTGAAAGCTTCGCCGATAACACCTGCCCCTAATCCTAGACCACCAAAGATAGATTTAACAGCACCTAGCTCACCAACCCACTTACGGAATCCGTCAATGGATTTAACAATACCAGGCACAATACCTTCAGAGAAGTTCGCAGTAAGAGCTTTACCGGCATCGCTGAATACTTTACCCGCACCGCCGAAGTTAATCTTACCAAAGCTAATCTTCGAGATCTTAGAATTAAACCATTCAAATGCCTTACCGACACTATCTACAACAGGTTTAAGGAAAGACAATGAGAATTTAACTTTGTCTAATTTATCAGCGTACTCGCCAAGAGTAGGCCAGTGCTTACGGACAATATCACCAAAGGCCTTAAGAGAAAATGTAGAGTTTTCTAACCATTTTGAAAGTCCTTGGGTACCGCTCTTGATTGCGCCAAAAGGATTAGAGGCAAATGCCGCAAAACCTTTCTTTATACCTGACATATCAGGCATAGAGAACTTAAAGTTCTTAAACATGTCGCGAATGCCAGGAGGAATCAAGTATTCCCACTTAACAGCTTCACGGAACTGCTTCCAGGTTGTAATCTGACGATTAAGAACTTGGTCCATAGCCCCGTTAAGACTATTCCAGAATGTTCTATGACTCGTGATAGTCCGTCGGTAGTTGTTACGTAGACTGTTGTAGAAACCAGAAAGGTGTGTTCTTAGTTTATGACCAAACTGACCAGCCCAAGAATCCATACGACCAGTTGCATCATTGAAATGTGAGAATCCGACAATGAACTTACCTAGAGCTTTACCAAAGATAGGGAATCGCTGTACAGCATTACCTACCCAGAATGACCACTCATTGAACTTCTTACCGTTATCACCAAGTGCATGACCCAAAGTCTTAAACGGATTAGCAATCTTAGAGAAGAATCCGTGTAATTCTTGCTTAAGGTGTCCAATAGCAGGAGTTAGTAATTTGATTACTTCCCATAGCTTCTTGAACCAGTCCATAACTTTACCGACAATACCCGGAAGCTTATCAAATGCAGCAGACCACTTCTCAGAGAAGTTAGCTAAGCCGTTATGTACAGCATCCCAGAACTTATTAATAGCGTTTCCTACGAAACTAAATACTTTACCGATCTTACTGAAGTTTATTAGTTTACTAATAAATACTTCAAACGCACGGATAGTTGTCCATAGAGCTTTCGCTATCATACCAACGATCAGAATAAAGTCTTTGATCATATGGTTTGGAATAAGCGTCGCGATAAGTTTCATCTTAGCGCCTACTTCAGTACCGATCCATTTAAGACCTTGGAAGACTGCGATAAAGATGTGCTGGAATGCATGAAGTTCAGCGCTTCCTAGTCTTAATTTCTCAGAAAGCTTTCCAATAATATCGACTAGTTTTTGCCCAACTACAGTACTTACGTTTCCACCAAATACATGAGTGAAAGCGCCACCGATAGATTTAAATACACCACCGATAGATCCGAATACCGAATCCATAAGGCCCATTATTTTGTCACGTCCACCTAAAGACACGAATGCTTTCGCAAACTCGTTAGCCTTGTCAGCAGTTGCGCTCAAAGCATTGGCGGCGGCATTACCCCATTTAGTCCAGAATGCAGTAAGCTCGTCACTACCTGCTTGACCAAATAAAGTTTCCCATACACGAGCCCAGCCAGATGTTACTTGGTCTGCAACAGCCTCTGCCGCTTCACCAAAGGTATGGAAGTCAGAAGCCATCTTCTTCAAAGTTTCATCGTTAGCAAGCTGTTCAAGGGATTTAATTAAGACTTCGTTAGTCAACCAGCCGTCTTTAAGAGACCCCCGGAATCCTTCAGATAAGTCAACGTTTTGTCCTAAAGCCTTAGCTGTTTCAACCAAGATATCTTTAAACCGTTTAGTTGCCATACCGGCATTTTCAACAGACATCCAGTTCTGAGTATTCATCATACCCATTTGCAATGCTTGTTGAACCCCGAATTGGAGTGAGCGGTTAAATCCATCTGTACTTGCACCAGCAGAAGCGGCCAGGTTACCCCAACCTTTCAAAGCAGTAGTGGCGTCATCAAGACCCACCCCGGCATTTACGAACTGAGCAAGTGAGTTGTGCATTTGCTTAACCGAGTATTTGGTTGTTTCTGCATACTTTTGCAACTCATCAAGGGATCCTGTAATGTGCCCCATTTCAGATTTACCCAATGCAGCAACCAACATGTTTACTGAGTTAACTTTGTCCTCAAACTGACCAAAACCGGCTTTAAGCGGAGCAATTGTATTAAGTATCTTACCTGCGAAGTTCTTCGCCATAGACAAGCCGGCCATTGTAGCATTAGCAGCAATATTACCCAAAGCGATAGACGCTATAGATTGTAGCATGCCAAACTTACCACTGGTCTGTTGTACCGAGGTATCAATAGATTGGATAGCCTCAGATGCTTGCTTACCACCTAATGTAATAGGTGATACGAAATTTAAGATACCTGATGCAAATTTACCAAAAGTTCCTGTCGCACTACCAACAGCAGATCCGATTTTGTTGAATGCGCCCATGTAAACATCCCCTAGTTTAGGGGCAGAGCTCATTAATTCGGTAAGGGAGCGACCTAGAGATTTAGTGGCTTTCTCGGTATTTGCAAAGCTAGATTTACCATCAACTTTTGCAAGGGATTTATCTAAGTCTTCAAGAGACGACAATGACTCTTTAAGACCTGTCTTGAACTGTTCATTATCAATACCGAGCTTAATAAGACGTTCTTCAATTATTTGTCTACTCAATTACTTTTTCCACCTCCCTCAATATCTCATCTGCAATAGAATCTACAATAGGAGTAACAAAGTTATTAGCAGGAACATATCCACCAGTACCAGTACCGTGTCCATTAACAATAAGCACAACAAGAGGAGTACCATCTTTAATCTTCTTAGAGTTGGAATAGTATAAACTTAAACCATTTTGAGATTTTTCAACCTCCATACCCCAAGAAGAAGCTGTTGACCCTGATCGTTTAGGAGTAGCAGAAATCAGCCGGCTCAATCCACTCCGTCCACGAGATTGTAAAGCATGTCGAACTGAATCCATGTTTTCGGCTTTCTTAGCCATTGTAGACAACCCAGTTTTCTTCTTAATTGTCTGCACCTTTATTCGCATTTCGTTCACGCTCCTCTCGCATCTTACGAATTTTCTCTTGCCGTTCATTGTTAATACGATCATAGTCATCCAATATTTGACTCGTAGACTTCTTCTTCTTAGGCGCATTGAATTCACCGATGACACCTAAAAGAGTTAAGAGCCTATGAATGTTCCAAGTATCACATTCGAATGGAACCCTCGCATTGGCCATATAAGCATATATAACCTCTGACGTCATAACCATTCCATTATTACTTGGTTTCTCCACTGGATTGATAACTGTAGCGGTTGGTTTATCCTCCAGATATAATGAAATCTGTTCAATTACATCTGGTGTTAAATCCGAGTAGCTTATATCCTCTTGACACATTATTAAGAAATAGTCAAAGAGCTCAGCAGTGGTCTTTTCCTCTCGAGTTAAAAAAGGCTTGCGATATAATGTCTCCCACTCCGCAACAGTTTTTAAACTATGCTCGAAATGTAAACGGCGACCTGGTATAGTTATGAATTGATACGTGTCCTCATTATAATATTCCCGATCGGGTGTATCAATAACTAACATATATACCTCGCTATCAAATAAAAATAAAAGAGGGGTGTAAATTTACCCCTCAATTATCTTATTTCTTGAGTTTAGAAACTGATTCCGGAACAGTTCCTTTGTTTGGATCACCTACAAGGGCGCTAAAGAACTTAGAAGTTTCTTTACCATCTGCAGATACTGCGTCTGTAATCATATCAATGAATAGTTCAGAGTATGCTTCAGAGTTAGCAAAGTCTTCTTGAAGTTTCTTGTCTTTACGGAAAGTACGGCCATCTTCAGAACGTTCACCGTAAGCCATCTTAAGAATAGATTCAACAAAGTCGAAGATCTCATCGACGTCTTCACGGCTCATCATTTCTTTGATATAGTCGTCCCAATCCTTTTTAGCACGACCCATGATACGAATAATTTCGTCTTTACGTAAGTGGAACCAAAGTTCCTCTGTTACTGGTTCCCCAGTGAGTAAGTTGTTATAAGTTACTGTTTTAGAAATCATCTCTATACTCCTTTAATGTAGATTTATATTTCATTTTGAATTTTTTGACGCCAACACGAACCTTAGTTGTCCAACCCCTATCCCACGTCATTAAATTCTAATTACCCAGCGACAAGACCGAGAGTAGTGAACACTTCTTCTGGTGTTGGAAGAGTTGGTTCAGAATCAGCAGAACCATAAATTTTCTTCTCAAGCTCAGCAAGTTTGTCTTTGTCAACCAAAGTGCTGTTGATTTCAACGTGCGCAGTTGGTTTCATGCCTGGTACTGGTGTTGGTACTGTATCGAAGTCCCAAGAGAACTCAAGAGCATCTGGGCTTTCATTTACAGTTTGATATTCTTTACTTGATACACCAGCAGATGCTGAGTAAACAAGGTGAAGAATATAACCATGGTCCAAACCTTCAGTATCGTTACCGATACCAGTACGATATGAAAGACCGAAGTCAGAACGAGCTTGACCAGAAACAGTCACACCAGCAAGTTCTTTCTTACCGCCAGTTCCGTTGGTAATAGGGCTACGTTTACCTTGACATTTATTCCATTCTTGTGGATAAGTGTATGCTGAGATTTGACCTTTGAAGCGTTCATCTGAGCGCAAGTTAAGGTATTTCTTGTTGTTAGCGTATTTAGCAGTAGATTCTGCACCTTCTGGTGATTCTGAGACTTTAGTCAAACCATCCCAAGCAACACCTTTTTCGTAGCTACCATCACTTTTCTTAAGGAAAAGAACACCGTTGTCAACACCGTATTCGTATAAACGTTTAGTATCCTGATCCCAAACCAATTTTGTCATTTAAAATTTCCTCCAAATATTAAGCTTCTGAGAATTCACCAAATGCATTAATGCGTTCGCCGTTCTCAACATTACCACAAGCAACATAACGTCGCTTACCACTAGTTGCACCGATATAAGACAACCAACGATATCCGTCAGCATCCATCCACTGATCGTAAATGAATGTTTGTCCAGGTGTGTAAACTTCTACGATTTCAGCAGTAACGTGTGGCTCAGTACGGACATTAAGTCCAGCTACCATTACTGTAAATTTCGCAGTTTCTTCGTTTACAACAACCTCATCTGCAGGAGTCTCTGGTTGCGGTGCGATGACAGGATCTCCTTGAGGAAGACCAGTATATGGAGGATAGAACCATCCAACAATACCATCAAAGTTACGTTCATTGTATCGTGCAGGACCACCAACATATAATGAATCAGCATTACCGTCAATGTTTTGCTCGATAGTTTTGATTGTGTAACCATCAGAGTCTTCGATAACAATACCTGTGTGACCATAAGGGTGACCATACAGATAAGTAGTATCCATAACAAAGATCGCACCCGCTCTAGGATTTACTCCCACAGCATCGTATACAACTTCATACCCTAGACTTGCGGCAGAATCTAATAGATCGATAGCATTACCCCACAAGATCTTACCAAAATAAATTTGGGAGATACTGTTTGGTAAATCGACACATTGAGTCCCATAAGAACCGTCAGCGTCAGTACCGACTCCTTGATCCGCTAAAGAACGGGCATAATTAACAACCTCTTCTACTGTAGCCAAATCGACATTCCTTTCTAAACATAAATCACAAACACTTTGTGATATAAACCATTAACCTTATATTCCGATCTAAAAGCAGAATACCTAAAGGTATTTGCGATCTTCGTAAATACTTCATCAGACTCGTTCTTAGACATATATACAATCTTATATCCCATACTGGAAATATAAGGCGTATTGTTTGCCTTACGAACATCGAAGTCTTCCCTAGTAACAACACAAGCTGGAAACTTAAGTGTAACATCATCAGGAGGCGTGAAGTAGATGTTAGGAGCGATATATTCCTTTAGTTTTCTAAGAACTGACTCTCTACTCTGCATACAATCACCTACAATTCATCCCAATGACTATGATCGGTATCAGGAATAGGTGTACCAGGACTTAACCCACTAGACACACCAGGTGATACACCAGGAGAAACTCCCGCATTAGTCGTACCTTCAGAACTAGGCATAACTACATTACTTATAGTATTAGGAATACATGAGCCATTCGTGTGTTCTTTAATAAACTTAAGAATATCAAGATACTTCTCTCCATCCCAGATTTGAATTATACCGTCCTTCAATACCATAAGATCTTTCTTAAGCTCATCTGATTCTGAGGGCGGGGTCATCGACACACCTAAATGATCAAATGCGTCAATTTTTAATTCATTTTGAGATTTTCGAGAAGTTTCATTCACACGCTGTTCTAATTCAGATTTCAGTTCGGATAACTCAAGATCTTCTACTGTCAGCGACACTCTAGGCGGGTAAGGCCTGATCGCACCAACTTTATAGAAAGATCCCATATACAGAATATGACTAATTCTATTAACTCTGTCCGATGCATCATTTGGTAGTAGGACATCGAACCGCAGTTTAGACTTAGTATTCTGATTAATGGAATCAGTATCATCATGTGTATATGATTTACTAGATATTCTAGCAATTAACAAAGGGGATACCGTATAGGTATAACGATGATCCCCAATTTCAACTTCTTCTGTCTCTTTGGAACGGAAGATAAGTCTAATTCCAGCTTTTGTCATTTCGTTACCTTCCTAACTTTCAAAGACTATTCAGCTTTTTTAGGTTTCTTTTGTTTTGGAGCTGTTTCAACATCACCGAGTTTCTTTTCTTCCTCAGTCATAACAACTCCGTTAACTGTAGCATCGTAATCTACAGCCTTAGCGCCTACACCTTTGAATTCAGTTGGGTCTGTTTGTACAGTCCAAGTTGGTTTAGTCTTAAGACCAGTAGAATCAAAGTTAGCAACAGCTTCGTCAGCAGCGGCTTTATCGCTTACAGTAACGACAATGAATGATTTAGGTGTACGGATAGCACCAGACATACGAGCATGCATCAAATATTTATGTTGCATGAAGTCGATATCGAAGCTATCGAATGTAGCGATTTCACCATTCTTAGACATACCAAATTGATAGTCTACAAGGTTACCGATGATGAATGTTCCTTGAGGAAGCGCACGGTATTCAACAACTTCATCACACATGAAGTATGCAGCGATGTTTGCGTTACCAGGTACTTGGTTGTTGTCCATAGATGGAGCATACAAGTAGCGACCGTTCTTGTCTTTAAGAGTCTTCAATTTAGCCAAGTCAAATGGGTTGATGTAAAGACATGGTTTACCAGAACCTTGGTATGCAGGGAATGCTTTACCGATCACTTCGTCAACAGCAGTTTCAAATGTAGCCGCAGTTACTTTGATCACGAACAATGGATCATCTTTGATGATAGGGCGAATGTGTTTTTCGCTGATCTTTTCAGGGTTACGTTTACCGTCAGAAAGTGTCAATGGACGTCCGTCAGACAAGAAAGCAGCTTTAACAATTTCTTCTTTGAACTTAGCCATTTGAACTTGTTGGATAAAGTTAACAGCAGCAAATCCACCATCTTGCAAGTCGATCAAGTCATCATGATCGATTGTTTCACGACGGTGAACTGATCCTGGAGTAGTTTCACGGAAGTAAACTTCTTCAATAGAATCAAGAGTTTGGTTACCTTTAATATATCCACGAGCACGAGCTTCGTCTTCTGTAAGGTTAGCAAACATGTTTTTAACACGAGGAAGTGGTGATTTACCGAATTGTCCCATGATCTTGTCAATGTTAAGAGATCCTGGGTTATATACGTTAATACCACCGTTTGTTGCAGGTTGTGGGAACAAGGTTTCCATACCTACCAAACCGTGTTGAAGTGAGTCTTCACCAAGAATATCGTTTGCACGAAGTACTCCTGCAAATGAAGTAGCGTTTCCTTGAATTGCGCTTTGCAATAGTGTATCCAATTCTGCTTCAGATACAGCAGTAGGGTTGGTTCCTTGGAATTGATTATGTTTCAAAACTTCTTCTCCTTCAAAAATAGAATGTGACACTGTGTCACCAGCAGCATCTGCACCAGACTCAGATTCTACAGCGACTCCATTGTCTTCTGTAGCACCCTCACCTGTTTCGGTTGCGACTTCTTCGTCCAAACCGTTAACTTCTAACTCATTTTGAGTTTTTTCAGCTTCTTCCGCTTCTTCAGCTTCTTCAGCCTGCAAAGCAGCGTCTACGTCAGATAGAACCCCACCAATGAGAGTTTCAACCTCTTCATCAGTTAGATTTTCTAACAGTTCCTCATATGTACGAGACATGCGTCCCTCCTTTTCTACTTCCAACTCGTCGTCATCAATTCCTGAATGAACGAGTTCCTGAGTGATACCAGTATGAATGGTAGCACGGTCGCTTTCATACTCTTCAGTCCCGTATGCGCTATGGAGCATAACATGTTCGATCAGCGCACCAGGATTGGCACCTTTGAGAACTAGACTTACTTCATAGATTTCACCATGAATTACGTCGTTACCGTTCTTTCGGATACCACGAGCCCCAATAGACATAGCGTTCAAATCACCATGTTGTAGTAGGACTCTAGTGTCTTGAGCATGTTCTGTATCATTTAGATACCCATACCCATAGACACCCTGGTCACGATGCTGAAGTTTCATGTACCCCAACACATTTGAGGGACTGGAGTAATCATGTTGCCAAACGATAGGAACTTGAGCGCCATCACTTTGTAGAAATGCATCATGACGAATCGTGACACCATCACTACATCGAATGTCGTTCTTAGTTACCCATCCGGCAAAATCAGCCTTCTTTTGCAACTAGAAAACCTCCATAAAAATTTTATACATCCAAGAGACGTCCGTACTCATCTACCGGATTTCCGTCCGCATCGACATACCCACCTTGGCCATCGTTGTAGATTTCAGGATACCCCTGGGTTGTACCATTAGGATCACCAATACCCATTAGGTCCATACCAGTAGAGATGTTCTTATTGAAGAGCATATCTGCGATACGACTTGGGTGAGGTGCTCGACCTAGCATTGCACGGATTTCATTCGAAGTAAATATTGCGTTCCGAGCAAAGAGATCTGCCGCAGTACCTAGTTGTTCAACTGGCAACATACGGAATGGGTCACGATAATACTGAATTACCTGACCTTGCGTTCTAGCAGTCTTGGTTAGGAACGTTCTGTTAATACCATCAACAATAGTCTGTAGAACAGGGTCTACTGCACGATGGTAATACAGATTAAGCTCTGCTTGTCCTGCAGTACCATCAAGAATCTTAGAAGAGATACCAACTTGGTTGTAGTAGTCTTGTTGTAACTTACGTAAGTCATCAACAAGGTTATTCATGATGTTACCACCAGTGTGAATGAATTTCTCATTCGCATCCAATGTAGCAATACCGAACTGACTATTAGCTAGCTCTTCTTCGAGTTTCTTTTTACGGTCTTGCGCTAAAGCCTGCCTATGTTCACTCTTAGTAGCGTATGGTACTTGAATGAAACCATTCAAACGACCTGCCACAATCGCCTTGTCTTGAGAGTACATAAGATCCATCTTCTGCTCTATCAATCGTAGAGTAGCGTTCTGATCTTTAAGTAGCCCAATCAAAGGAGATTCTAAGATAACCACAGATTGCTTAGATAAAGTTAGGTCTTGTTCTAAACCATTTTGATCATTATAGACCCTAACCCGAACAGCTCGAGGATACCATTGCATGATCTTACCTACTCGCATAGATAGAACATCATAAGATCCTTCATCATTCGGTTTTGTAGTCGTATCAACGGGGACAATCGCTACAGTACCCTCTTCCAATAGTGACCAGGCCAAATCGTAAATAAACGCACGACCAGTTTGGTCAATATTAGCAGACAGTGTTAAGCAATCGATCAAACCTGACTCTACAGGGGTTTGATTACCGTCTTCTTCGTTGATCTTTAAATGTTTAAAGTCGACCATTGCGACGTCAAGAGCGATCATAGAGATAATGCTATTCACTAAATCTTGACGTTTGAAATTGTAACCACGAAGCGCACTTGTCGATCGTCCCCAACCAGAGCCGGAAACTAATGACTCATCATAGTCGAGCCCGTTGCGGGTTGACATGAATGCGTTCCATGATCCTAAGGGGTTATTTACCATCCTACAAGAATGCCTCCTTATTACGTTTATAGGCAACCCAAGCATCCATCAAAGCAGCAACGTTATCGATCTTTTCATTACTTCGCATTTTGGAAAGTTTGTAGTTACCGTTATTATCTTGAATTACAACAGCATTACCCATTGCGTATTTCATAAGCTCCTCGAAGAAAATAAGGTCGCGAGATGTCGCCATGTTCTTAATTTCACCTAGAGGAACTGACTCGGTTCTTACACCTTGTCGTACGACTTCGACACCAACGTCTCCGTTTTCCATAGTCCAACGATCAACAAACTCAGCAGCGTTATATGGGTCATATCCGAATGAGATAACAGACCATTCCATCTCGTCGATGTACCGCTCAACATCGTCATATACTTGTTCCCAGTCAAGATAGTTACCCGGTAGTATGATCAATGTTCCTTCAGCTTGAAGCTGATCGTATTTTTGTTGCGCTGCAGAGTTAAGACGTAAGTATTTAACTTCCGAAACGTATGACCTTGTTTGTACACCGTATCTACCTCTACCAAGAGGTATGATCCAAGTGAACGCCCAGAAGTCATCACCTTGAGAAGCATCCATACCCATTGAAACTTCCATGCGTCTGAAGTTCTGCCTTCGATGCAACTCGGTTTCTTCGAAAGTAAAGAAGTATGTCGTCCCTTCCACAGGTATCCCAAACCGTTTAGCCAGGATATCGTTCCTGTTCGCAGGAGAGTGTTCTGCCCGTCTAACGTCACGTTGATAAGCTTCATAAGAAACTGTAATACCAATGTTTGGACAAGCCTTCATCCACATGTCGGGATTGGCCACCTCTGCGAGATCATCTAAGCGATAATACCAGATAGAAGTATGTGGGTCATAGTATTGGCCACGAAGGATATCAAGAAGCTCTTTCTTAATAGCATCCCCTACCGAGTCACGAACTGTACCTTCAGAGGATACGGCTAAGATAATGTAGTCGTCAATACCGTCTTTAGAAGCGGATTGTTCAAGGGCACCGATGATATCCTCTTTGATATCACCAGATAGCCACTCATCGACACTAGCATACTTGGCACGAGATCCTTGAAGTTTACTACGAGTCATAGGTTTAACCTGTAGTATGGAGTTTGTTAGTTTATTAACAATACCGTCTTTCGTAACAGCAAGCTGAGCTTGTGACTTTTGAGTACGAGCTTTATTAGAGCCTTTAGTAAGAACTCTGAATAAAGGGAACCCCTCAGTCGAACTGGCCGCTTTAGTTATAGCTGTAGCAAATGGGTACAGTACCTCTTCAGCCTGAGCCATAGTTGGGGCAGTCGTTACTTGTTGTGTAGAGTTCGTGTCGATTACCAGCCCATAGGCATGGTGTAATGTTGCGTATAGAGACTTGGCATTACCCCGGGCGACAATTAGATATTGCTTGTTTCTAAGTCTGCGCTTATGTTTAACTATTTTGAATTTTCCAGTCTGCGGGTCATAAACCTTCTCTTCCTTGATCTCAAACCAAGCCAGCAGGTCTTCTGCCCAAAGACGGAAAGTAGGCAATAGGGTCAATGGTCTACCATCAACTAGGGTCATCTCATTCTCACAGAAGTCAATAAACCCTTGAATAGCGTCGCTATCGTAATAATAATTTGGGTTGGCGATATCCGCATCGATTCGGTTCATCTGCATCGAGACCTCGCGACATACAGGAATCTCACCGCGTATTACAGCGTCTCTAAATCTACCGTACTCGACAGGAACCGCAGTGTTGCTAAATACCACTAGCTACTCCTTTTCCTTAAAGGTATTATTTACGTCTATTCTTAACGTCTTTAGCATGTGCCGCCGCCATATCTTTAGCATGTTTACGACGTGCCTCAAGAATTTGAGCGACTTTTGTAGAAGCTTTTGCATTACGCATATAAGCATCATGATATTTTTGTTCGGCTGGATCTAAAGTTTTACCATTTCGAACACCGCTCTTGATCTTCTTGATGTTATCTTCCATGTTCCGATCAACAGTTTGTTTATCACGCAACGCATCTTTAACATGTTCGTCAATCGCTTTTTTATCAGCAGCATACGCAAGATCTTCAGTAAGAGCTTCAGCAGCATCAGCTACTACGCCTTTACGTTTCTTCCACTTCATACCTTTCTTGCCGTAGTGTTGAAGCAGATCTTCATTTGACGGTACATACACGCCGTTAATAATTTCACCCATCTTATTTATCTCCATTCATTTAATCTTTAGTTTGAGCTAAACGCAAATCTTTTGTCTTCCGAATACTTTCAGGTATATAAACATCAACACCGTGAATATTAACAGATTGCGTGAAGTTCGTCATAGTAATAGGTACGTCTTTAAACGCCTTAGCCCACTCCTGCCGTACTTTGAACTCTTCTATAGCTTTTTTAACAGCATCTTTGTTGCTCTTATCGATCTTTCGAGTCGCAACAGATGATGGTACTTTGCTATAAACATCAATACCAGCAGAAATAGCTTTACCAATAAACTTAAGTCGAGCCTGTTGTTTCTTCTTAAGCGCTTCTGCTCGAGCTTTACCCGGAGCTTCTGCTAATTCTTTAAGCTTACGTTCAGACTCAATTCTAGCAATTTTGGCTTTTAAAGCTTTAGTCGATACTTTATCTCTATGACGATAAAGATTGATGACTTCTAGCTCTCGTTGATACTCATCAACTGGCATACTCTTTTTACGCTTTGCTACAGCCTTAGCAACCGCCGTTTGTTTGCTAGATTTACGACGTCTACCACCTATACTACCGCGAACGGAACCAAAGATATGATGATACCACTTCTGTCCCTTTCGACCATAATGAAGTAGTACGTCATCGGATGTCTTTGTTGACATATTCTACCTCCCAACGAGCTCGAGTAAGATTTTCATCGCGAGCTTCTTTTAGTGCCGTAAGGACCGATGCTTGTGGAGGGTCATAAGAAATCATGACACTTATACCGACAAACGTCTTAGCAAAAGACATATTATCAAGCCGTCGTTTTATACCTTCATCCAGATCATCGATATGTCCATAGAAAAAGTCACTCCACGTAAGATCAGGATTAGTAACAACACTACAAGTATGTCCTATACCGTTTTGTACAAGAATACCTAAGGCAGTATCGATAGCCAAACCTATCTGAGTTTTAACAACTTTGTTGGACTCGGGATCGGAATCATGTAATACACCGACGAAGTTGAGAACGTCTTCATAGATTGTGTTCATTCATTTCATCCTTACCATAGTTTTGTATCACCCGGTTTACGCTCCACCCATTCTTGATACTCCTTCTGATCGTAGTGGATTCGCTTATGGGTATAATCAGAGACCGTGATAAGTCCGTCAGGATCGAAACAATTCTCGGTCAGATTCTCAATGTCTTCTCTCGTTAGAGGATTCATATGATGGACGGTTATAACACCGTCAACATAAAGACCTCTTACTCCAAGGTCCTGTCCAAGATCTCGACGAATGATTTCGTTTCGACAGTTAAGCCAGGCTCTTGATTTATAGAAAGGATTAGAGATGTCTCTCGGAGCCTCGTGTTGAATACCACGAAGTCTGAGATACTCCAATCGCTCTGTATAAGATTCGAGTTTAGACATTTCTTTGTAGGACAATCTATTGCTCATAGAAAGTCCCCTCAATAACATCAGATGGTTTACCAGCATAACCTTGGAACGCTTTGTGCGCTTCCTTGAAGTCAAGTTCAGCTTGTTGGTCACTACGAATCAAATCGATACGTGCTTGCAATAGCTCTGCTTGCAGTTCAAGTTGTTTGCGCTCAAGACGAGCTTTAGGGCTTGCTTGGTTTAACCAGTATACGATCTCCGAAGCCGAAGCAGTTCCTTCCTGAAGACGCTTTTCAGATAGCTCCATCGCAAGTGCCATCATTTGCATTTCACGCTGTTCAGGCGAACGTGCAGGTTTATAGGCCCGTTGAGGAGTATCATAATTAGCAACTTCATTTGTCATAACTATTCAGCCTCTTCCTTTTGTTTCTTAGGTTTAGTAGTATCTGGCTCGATGATGTATGGACGGTTCATCACATAACCTTCTTCAGTTTTAACCCATTCAGAGCCAACTTCAAGAACGATTAGGCGTTCACCATTATCTGCCAGTCGAACAACATTGTCTTCGGACTGTTGTGGTGTCTGTCGAATGTAAACTCCAGCAGGGGCCACAACTTTGTATGTAGTTTTACTAGTTGCCACTTGACTTTTCCTTTCTTTGTTAGTGTTGACGAATCCTTTCTTGTGCTTTTGGACTCAAATAGACCGACTTTAAGTTAGTTTTACAAGCAACCAAAGTCCTGTCTAAGGTACCTATAGACTAAGACTATACGGAAAAGGAGCCAAACACGTATAGCCTCAGAAACCGATCTTAATATCGGCCTGTTAGAATCCAAAACCATTTTGAAAAAAATCGCAACGGGGGAATTTTTGATACCAGCGCCGATGCAAAGAAAGGGAGGGCTGTAATCAGACCCCCCGGGGGTATCAAATTTTTATATCATCTTCAGAGTCTTCGAGGAAAGTGAGGTCCTCCTCATAATCAGCGGGTTTAGGAACAAGCTTCAAGTTTCCAAAGATGTTTTGTTCCAGAATTGAAGAAACAGCAACTGACCAAGCATGTTCATAGTCTTCTATCGATGCAGAAGTGAGCATTGGCATTAGTGTTGCAATGTAAGACTCAAGATTGTAACCATGACTAATGTCCCACTCACGCCAAAGGTCATACTGAGTCCAAGGATCGAATGGATTGTCTTCGGTAGTTAACATGAGTAGTCTCCTTTCTTTATAGGATAGAGATAGATTAGCCTAAGCTTGTAGCCCATAGCTATACCTATTCCCTTTGCGGTAGGCACACAAGAACAGTAGGGTTTGAGAACCCACTAAACTATTCGTTCTTAATCTTCCCAATAGTTGTTGGACTGACCCCTAAAGTTTCAGCAACTTGAGAGATTGTGTAACCGTTTGCAAGTAACGCCTTGGCTTTGTTCTTTCTAGCGTCAGTCATAACTTTGTTAGGACGTGGTGTAGCTAGTGTCTTAAGCTGGGCGTCATCCATAAAGGATACCAGTTCTTTTAGTAACGTACCTGATACAGCATTAGCTTGTACTGCATCCCATTCATCATCAGTGATTGTAACAGGGTTCCGTCCTGTACCAAGCTGGGCACGAGCCTTGTTCAGGGCTTGCTGCTTGATCCGGGAGATGTCATCCTTCTTCAAGACTTCGTCTTCAGATCGTCGAGCAATCTCAGCTTTACTTGATACTTCAGCCATACGTTGTGCTTGTCTCTCTTTGATACGATTAATCTTAACTTGATTAACTTTCTCTTTCATTGACAAGACTTCTGATGCATAGATCTTAGCAGCCTTAGGATCACGGGCTGGCATCCTGATATCTGCTGACTCAGCGTCTACCCGTTTCTTATATGCCTTTAATTCATTTACGTAGTCCGCATAATGATGCTCCGTTTTTGTAGCGTTAGGCCCTAAGAATATATTAGCATCCTCCACCATATTCACAAGATATGTTTCTTTTTTATTTCGCCATACCATTTTTGTTTTGCCAGTGCTTGATTTTGGATCCGGCACTTCTACACGGTACCCGTCAGTTATGACGGTTTGTTTATGGCGGGATATAATTGTGGAGGCCGATGTATATTTAGCATCCGGATTTAAATCTTTTTTAAGTGTATCTGGATCGACTACCCTATCAATTTTCCTAGTCTTAGGATTATATCTTTCCAGCTCACCGTATTTAATCCTATCGACGTGAGTCATATACCGCTTCATCAATGCATCGATGCCGTTCTCTTCAGCAGACCGCTTATAATTAAGCTTATGTTTTTCTGCGTCGATTACGACCATTGAGTGTTTTACGGCACGCGCAATCTCACTCGTTGGTGCACCCTGCAATGTCATATCCGTAATGAGGTTAGAAACGACCCCCATTAAAGTTTGCTGGTATTTCTTTTCGATAGGCTTAAATGTTCCCGGCTTATCTTGATACATATTAGGATCAAAGTTAGCCAGCTCTTTTAAGCTGTTAGCTGTCTTAAACTTCCCTTTGTTATTAGGAATAAGATATGCTGTATCCCCATCAAAGTCAGCCCCTGACATTTTAGCAGCGACCTTAGGGTGGATACCCACAGCATCAGGACTGTTCTTAGATATCATTTTACGAGCGACACTGTTATTATTTACAGTGAGCTCAGGCATTTCAAATCGACCCCCATGAGGATATCGAACAAGAACAACACGTTCCCCGTTTTTATAATTAGGAGCATAGATTTCATTCTCCTTCATATCAGGAACAGGTAAGATAACATGCCCCTGAAATCCTTTAGGAGCTGCCGCTTTCATATGTACCTGCTTAGATTCCAGATCAGATGAAAATGAATCCAATAATTGTTTTCTAATTACCGGGTTGTTTACTTTCTTGATACTATCATACTCATCATCGATTTGTTTTAGAGTAGCCTTCAAACGTTCATGAACAACAGTCGTAGGTTGTTTGGATAGGAATTGTGAGGATAATGTTTTAGACCAGTTAGCCCAGTCACCTTCCTCATTTACAATATTGACAGACCCAATTTCTGCAACCTTATTACCATGTCTATCAGTAACCCCTTTTTTATATACAGGATTTCCTTTAGAATCGACAAGAACATTCTGACGTTTTACTGTAGCACCAAACGGGTTAGGCCCATCGATAGGTGCACCACCATCAGGGTTCTTTTTCAAAGGTTTTAATACATCTTGAGGCGCCTTATCTTTTGTTTTATTGGTATTGAATATAATATCCGTACCCTTAGGAACGTCTTTGAACATTTCCTCAGTACCATATAAAGCCATACCCTTAAGATAATGTGTATCACCCACGGCAATACGGACCTGTGCATAAGATGCTTTACCTAAATTAAGGTCTTTTACACCAGGGCGTAGGAACATAGCTCCGTCCATTGTGGATCCGTCATCATTTGTACCATGACCACGCTGTCCTTCGGGGATTGCATAGCGAATATGTACACGATCCCACCCAATAGACTTAGGACGTTCCATTTGTTGGAACATTCTACTATCACCATCGATAGCAAACTCCTCAACAGGACGGATTTTATCCATGTTTTTATAGATATCTTTCCGTTCAACCCCCGCTTTTGTCAATACTTTGACTGGAGTGGAGTTATTTTTGTCTGTAACCTGGGCAATTCGGAGGCTATGAACCTCATAATCACCAGATTCGACCAGTGCATTTAGTCCAGCTTTGAGTTTTTCCTTGGAAATACCCATCTGAACCTCGACTCCTTTACCCACATCCACGTATTTTGACCGTTTTACAGCGTCTTTTAACGAGTCTGCAACCGCTTCAGTCTGCACTCTTTGAGCTCGAGAGGACTTATTTGGGTTGTTCATTTCGTCAATATAGTTGCGAACAGTCTGCCCAGTAGTACCAATTTCCTTAGCAATATCGTCTATAATTTTACCTTCGGCCTGCAATTTTGCAATCCGTTGCATATTATATTCCTTCAATTCCTCTTTGGCAATCGTCACTTTTGAGCGATAAGTTGTGGTTGAAAGTCCCATTTGTTTTGCAATTTCGTTGTCGGAAAGACCTCGTTTTTTGAGCTCATCCCGCTCTTCAATGAACTTATAGTTCTTCGGTAAATGCAATAATGGGTCCCAAGGATAACGACCAGAACGTCTTTTTACCCCATAATGTTTGAGGATAATTTCTCGTCCTTCATCAGAAAGTTGACTTAAATCGTCCATGATTTCATCTTCATTTTCGAAGACATTTTTGAAATCCAATGCAAAACCCTCCTCAAAATAATAAAAATCGTGCATTTTACAGCACGTCATTTAAGGCCCCTAGCAGGCCCGTAGAGCGATTTTAACACAAAGTGGAACTATTTACCGACTATATGCTTAAAACGCCGTAGAGCGCGAATATGAGCCTCTCAGGCCTATTCTAGCCATTTTGTTTCTAGAAATCTCGAAAAATCGTAAAAATCACAACATTTTATCCTATTCCCAATTGGATATCGATATGAATTCTAAACCGCACACAATTTTAAATATGCAAGTTCAGACTCAAGTTAATAACTTTTTACATAACCTATTTTAACCGCTTAACAGCAAAAATGTAACGTAGAAAATATGAAAAGGTCCATAAAATGAATATGGGTTGTTGTCGATTGGAAAACTATTGGACGAACCGCTCGACAAGAAATCATGAAAAAATGTAATGTAGGGAGTAAAAAATCTGCTTTGTTGATTATGTATTATGAAGTTCAAAAATATTTTATAAGGAGGTAAATATTATGCCAGCACTAACCGACGCAAACCTCGCATATAAAATTATGTGCAGTTTGGAACTCATATAAAATATCCACTCCAAAATAAAAGGTTGTGATATATAACTCTGATTTTCCTAAAAATCTCAAAATTTACAAAATTCCTCGAAAAACCTCTAAAAACTTTAATAAATATGTTTTCCCCACAATCCCCACGTTTTTTCAGAAACTTTTTATATATATTGATTAAAAAACCTTATTTATTTAGGTAATTTTATATATTTATATTATAGTTCCCGTACGCGCGAGATTATTAAAAAATAATATAATATATATATAATTTATGACAATATATAAATATGCATAATATACCACAATAAACACATATAATCTTAATTAATATATTTAAAAGTTTTCTGAAAAAACCGTGGGATTTTGGGGAAAACCTCTTTATTTTAGCAAAAATAGGCCAAAAACAGGCCAAAATGACCCCTTTTTTCCAAATTTGCCCCTGACAAGCTTTTTAATTTTCCCCACATTCAACTTGGGGATTTATAGAAAAACTTGGGGAAAACTTGGGGAAAAGACCAAAATCACCAAAGTTCCGGGACTTTTGATCCGACTTTTGATCCACTTTTTAAGCACTGAAAAACCTCTAAAAAATATGCAAAAATAGGCCTAAATTTACTCATACATTATAGCAAAAAAGGGCCCAAAAAAGTGGATCAAAAGTCGGATCAAAAGTAGGTCAAATGTGGGGAAATGGGCCAAAAATGGGCAAAATCCCCAAGTTTTTTGCTCTATCCCCAACTTTTTTTTGGGGAAAATTGGGGAAAATCACGACTTTTGATCCACTTTTGTCAGGGGCAAATTAGCGATTTTGTTCAAAAACTGTAGAATTTTACACATTTATCCTACCATTTTGACCCTTACCAGAACCTAAATGGTCTGATTTCAGCTTCTTTTTCATCAATAATCTTGCTCATTTCCTTAATATGTGACATAATCCAACCGATATTTCCATCATTTTCACCATCAATTCGGGCTTTATCGGCCGTTGTGACCTGTTCAGTAAATCCATTTCCTTGATACAACCGTTGAATAATGGTAATTTTCTTAGGATTTACGTTGTATTCTAAGCAAAATAGAGCAGCATAGATGTCTAATTGTTTAAATGAAGGCTTGGAAACACCTGTTTTGAGGTCGTAAATGAGCAGAACTTTGTTATCAGCATCCCATTTTATACCATCAGCAGTGCCAAAACAGTTATCTGAGTAGTATAATAACACCTCAGACGACATACCTTCACGTATACAATCGTTGACAAACATGTTTAGAGCCTTCTTTTTAGGTGCAAGCTCTGTTTTTGACTTAATAAGTTGCGACGCCATCTCATGTAAAGCCGTCCCACGAGCAACATTTTGCTTGTTCTCATAGGATTTAGCCATTTTATCTGAGTCATATCCCAACCACGAGTAACCTGATGGGGATAAAAATGCGTGTTTACCTACTAAGTTCCAGTGTGGTATCCATTCCATTTATATTAGCCCCTCCCTAGAATATAGTTTACATGGGATAATGTTAATTTCCTTAGATACATCATCGCTATCTGAGAACCTATAGACATACACCACATCGTTATTTCCATTTATAGGTCTAACCTTGTTTAAATATATAGAAACATTATACGTAGATTTAATATAATCAACTGCATCGCCAACTGTATTAAACAAATAAGGCATTCTCATTGCTTCATTATGAATAAGACAACCGACACCTAGTGCTTTAAAATACCTACCCGTCAATTCTACAATATACATTATATATAGCTCCTTTATAATAGTAGAAAGTTATCTATTTTCCTTTAAGATCGAAATATAGATTTGGGTCTAAACCGAAGAATTCCAGCATATACCAGATAACCTCATGCTCATTTTCAGGATAAATGAATGCTGTAAAGGTATCCTTGCCGAATTTCTCGATATAATATCCTTGATTAGGACGTTTCTTAGCCGTAGCTGAGCGTTTAACCTCCAGTAAAGCGTACTGAGAGCCGCATAGAACGATTAAATCAGGCATCCCTTGTATTGACCCAGGGTCTGTCTTAGCGACCAGCAGAAGCCCTCTATAGGCCTCTCTGAGCCTTTTAACGACCCCTTTTTGGAAATCAGCTTCCAACTTCGACGCCATATAACCAATCCTCCTCAAGCTTTTCAATTTGCATATCAATAGGAACAAAACCTTGTTTCTTAGCCCAAGCGGCCTCTGTAAACCGTTTCTTATCTCGTACAGCCTTAAGAATATCTTTATCAACTTTAGAAAGAGAGGTGATATAAGTATAATGCAAGTCTCTGTACGGGGTATTAGTCCGATCTATCCGACCTTCCGCCTGTTCCATTTTCCTAAATGAATAATTAACTGAGTAAAATAGGATAGAATCCGTAGTAGTACAGTTCCATCCCTCAGCTCCGGCCGTGTATTGCACAAGATATATCCATTCATCAGTAGATGGGATATTCTCATGCTTGAGGCCGTTCCATTCTTTGTATAGTAGGTTGTGTTGTGTACAAATATCCTTTAATATATCCAACTCATAGTTGAAGTTATAGAAGACGATAAGCCGTTTATGTGTCTTAATTAGGTGTTCGGCTATACGAATTCTATCAGGATCCGTGTTCACGATACGTCGAACGAGCTGGGTATACTCAGCAATATTCAATATAGGCTCGTCTGTGAATGGGTTCCACCTTGTGTTGGCCAAATCCAATAAGGCTTTTGAGTCGAATTCGGCATATACATAATCCCTATACCTTACTGTCTTGCGACTATCGCCCATAGGTACTATGATTTGGTTCCTGTATTTCTCAAGAACCGCCGTGCCGATATACTTCTTGACCTTAGGGAATTTGACATATGGATCCCAAACCACATGGCGAGAAACGAACTCAGTCTTATTACGGTAGAATTTGTTAGCGATGAAGACAGGCATATAGTCCATCCATACATCACCAGGGGTAGCTGAGAGCAATATCCATTTGTTATCGTTCCAAGCAGTCTTAATGAAGCATTTACCCCATTTCCCATAACCAACAACCCTCTGCTCGTCAAAAATAAAAACGCTGTTAGATATATTATAGTACTTCTCAATGTTTTGCCATGAGTCTACTATATAATTATGTATCCCACAATTTTCCAGAGATTGTTGCCAGTCGGGTTTATCAGCACCTTTCTCAATCAAGTCCCGCTTCATAGCAGTGGTGATGATGATCAAAGGTCTTTCTTCCGTAAAAAAATCGACTCCGTATTGGGAGGCGGCCCAGAATATAGACGTATATGTCTTACCTGAACCAACACCTCCCATTAATATAGAGCCGGATTTGAGTTTAGAGCAAGCTTCATACTGCTCGGGCTTCAAGGTTATCTTCCCAAGTTTTTTGGGAATCATTATTATAAGTAGTTAATATCGCGTTCAAACTCTTCCATATGTGGCGCAAGTTCAGGATCGATATCATCTAAGTAGATATAAAGCTTCTTAACATAAGCCTTGATACCAGAGTTAGATCCAACAGTCCAGTGATATGGGTTAAGGATAAGGTTTGCACGAGCACCAGGCGTAACATTGTCAAGCATAGCAAGTTGCTCAACGTCGTCTGGCTGTACAATAGTACCTTGACCGTTGTTAACTAGGACAATTTTAATCCATGGTTGAACTGTAGGTCCATTAGACAAAGTTACAGGCAAGAAGATTTTACCATTAGGCTGATCTTCAGCTGGGAATTTAACATTCCAACCTTGTGCAGCTAGTTCAGCACCGACTTCAGGATCTAGTCGGGCAGAGAATTCGCGAGAACCAAGTTTGTTATGGTCTGTAACACGTCCTCCAAAGTTAGGGAAGATAACGCGAACGTTTTCAAGTGTAAGTTGTTGTGTATTTGCCATGATTTTTTCTCCTTTTCTAGCAAATAAAGTAGTTAAGCGATAGAGAGAGTGGTATATAATAGTAGAAAATTATCCATAATATTTTACCTATAATATGTATGTATAAAACTCTCCATCTCACTCCCTCTATTAAGAGCTTTGTAATAAGTTACAGATTTATTATAGTAAAAATGGGGCATATCGAGGACCTATTCTGGTCTTTGGAAGTTGAATTTAGGGATTTTGAAGACCTGCGTAGTCTCATAATTCACCCTATCCTCAATTTCCTTAGACAGAATGTTGGTGTTCTTGAGCAAGTTGTCGTAAACCTCACTAACATGCCAAGATATCTTGCGTGCTGTGTCGTTGTCAATGAGGAAATAATCAAAATCCGTCTTAACCCCAGGCAGGTCTGCAGTGAAGATAATATCCTCTTTATGCTTGACAAACTCCAGTATTTCGTCACGGTGCTCGGTATAATAATCTGGTCTGCATAGTAGCTTCATTCTATCATACCTTCTTCCTTCAACTCGATAGCCATTTCAACCAAGTGGTAGACTGTGTTAAGGATATCAATATCCATGTCTAGGTAATGGTTGTAGATAGCGGTCGCTAACAATGTACTGTTTAGACGAATACCAGCAAGCTTGAAGATAATATGTAACTGGGAGGATAACTGCTTAACTTGATCAGGTACATCCTCGGGATGGATCTTAGCTGATTCAATACAATATGAATGGAACTTAGAATAAGAACAGCCTGTAGTGACGCAGAATATCTCAGCCGCATTTTTGGTACCACGAATTGACTCAATCATACTACCGGGTTTAATACTGTCAAGAATCAGACCGATATACTCAGCAGTCTGGTCATTAAGTTCTACAACAAGAGGTTCTGAGTTACCCTCATCATAGTAAGTTTTAAGTTCACCAGTTTCAGCAACTCTGATATGAGTGAATTTAGGTTTGTTGTCTGTCATTTCCAATCCTCCTTATTCCAAGTAGTTGTTATAGACAATGATAGCAATTTCCTTAACGTTATCAGTGACATATTTCTCATCGACAACGTCCATAACGATTTGCTCCTCAATAATGTCAGGGATCTTATAAAGATCATTAGCACTCATAGTGAATACCACAAGTGAGTTCCACCAATTATCAGCATAGTTCTCACTGATGAGCTCGATGATAATACCACTTTGTTTGAGACTAGCAACATAACCCATGAGTAAATCATTTTCGCTACTAGCCTGAGTCAGATTAACTTTAATAACATCACTTGACATTTTAGCCACCTTATCCTTTTTCCTAGTTTCGTAAGTGCAGTAGTTGTCATAACCACGTTCTTCGATAGGACTGATAATGAACTCACGTCCTTTATAAGCACCTACCCACAACTTATAAACAGACGTAGCCCATACAGCGAAGAGATATAATATCAATACACCTTTTAATAGAGGTAGGAAGTGCGGGTTCCACATAAATAGTAGAACCAACACACCAATCAACCCCCAGAAGAAAGCAGTACACATAGTAAACGCTATAATGAATATTGCATGTTTTGTTGCTTTATCGCTCAAGATAAGCCTCCTTTTAGAACCATTTATTCTTGCCAGTATTATTTCTAGGTTTTACGATGCGGACATCGAATTTGAAATGCTCATCATCGTCGTGAATAAATACATCGATAATTGGTTTAGTTTCATTCGCAGAGGCAATTCTTGAAATCGTAACCAAGTTCTTAGGTAGTTGGCTGTGCCAGGAATCCCTAGTAGCAATAAATACACAATCCATCTGCAACAGATCCCAAACATCACTTGCGTCGAATCTGTAATGAGAACCTTTGACAATTTCGTTTATGATCTTATGTAGATCAGCGATATACTCTTTATCGTCCACAGGGTCCATCATAAGAATATCAAAGGCTGGTTCTAAGATATCCTTAATACTTCTGCTGACCTCTTTAATTTCAGGTCTTTTTACTTTTCTATTTTCTGTCATTTTACTCCGGCCAATCTAATTTAAATTGTTCGACTAGTTCATCCCTAGTCCCTTTATATGCAGTCACGCCTTTAGTCTGGTTGATGACAAAGACGTAATGGTCTCCTTCAATATCAGACTCAACAAAGTTCAACCAATCTGAGTTGTATGCGTATTTGAAAGGATCGTCTATCGCTAACAATATAGCGACTCGTCCTTGATACCATTCGTTATAGATGAATAACTCATCTTCGATAATATCCTTAGGCATACATGAGCTGAGATAAGTAAACATCAAAGCTAGTTGCTGAGCCTTAGTCAGATAACTCTTATTGAACTCCAGTCGTTTCAGGACTTCTGAGAACCGATTATAGACATTGATCAACCCATAGTTCTCGAATATACTAAGTTCTTGGTATACTGAGAACGGTGAGCCGTTAGAGTTAATTAGCTTACAAGGCTCCTCAGGTTCTCTTACAGGTGGGGTATCGCCCTCCCTCAGGTCTACAAACATTGATGTCAGTGCCATAATATACCCTAATAATAGGAAGAAACCAAAGAGGAAACCAATACCCTTAAGTACACTAAACTTCATTACCAACCAGATAATCACCATAGTTGGCGCCATATACATCATAGTCAAGATAACCATGATGAAGAAGAAGTAGATATACTTAGCTGACTTTTCCATACTTATAATCCTCCAATCCTTCTAATACAATATCCTCGTGATACCATTCGTTAGATTTCAACGGGATAGTTCTAAGACCATTTGCTTTACGGATTTCGTTAATCCGCTGACGAGCCATTATCTCATGGTATTTGTATGCTCGGCTATACTCAATACGAGTAATTTGAGAATACTCTGAGAACTCACGGAATTGGTCGTAGATAACACCACGACGGTTCATATACATCGCGATGCTATTCCATAGCGACTTAGCATATGAGCGGGGCCCCCATGCCTGCTTAAATACACGTCCTTCAGAATTACGTACTTGTTCTGTCATAATTAAACCTCCCAATTTTCGTAGTGTAAGGATACAACTGCCATAGCTTTTTCTAAGTAGCGTTTACCTAGATCGTCGTCTATGAAAATGTTAAACGGATACTTGTCTATGGCTTGAATCGTTAAGAATATCAATTCCGGATTAGTGAATTCAACCTTAGATACTTTCTTCAACCCATCTTTAAATAATTTGAAATGCCGGAGCATAGTCTTATTCAAATCAACTTCTTCAGCGACCTTGTACTGACGCTTATACTCCTTGTTGGTAATACCAGGGTTAAGATACTTAATAAGCTTCTTAGTATTACGTTCCGCACTATATCCATCGTCCTTGGATTTGGATGGGATTGGGTCGTAACCATATGCTTTACGTAGGTCATTCAGAGTTACGCGTTCCTTCTCATTATGTCGAGCTTTGAAGAATGGGATATCAGTTTTAACATCTGCCAAATTAAAAGGTTTTTGACCACGGCATTTATTAAAGAAGAGACTTGTTACACCAATCTTGTTGAAACCCATATCATAAACCAAATAGATCTTCTTACCTGCATCAACTAGTTTACTAGCACGTTTTTCCAATTTAATAAGTGAGTCGTACATAGTAGGGGCTAGTCTTCTAGGGACATCTGGATAGAAGATAAGTTGATCGTTTTCCCAAAGCTCGTATACATGAACCGCGTTAATTCCTAGCTTATCTGCTACAATACTAAACACGCGTAAGGTTAAAGGCGATAGTGTATCACCAAGACCACCATTATAATATAGCCAGTCTTGGTATTTATCAAAAGTTCTACTGTCCAAAAAGGTTTTAGGATTGGCTATAATCGAACGCACCGCTGAGTTTAATCTATCACGGTCTTTTTTAGATAGCATACTTGCAAAACTATTTAATATTACTTCTCTAATCATTTCAGTACTCCTTTAAAAAAAAAAGAGCTGGGTAAAAATACCCAAACTCCTATTCTTCAGAAATAATAATTCCTTCATCTTCCTTTTTGCCGAATTTATTTGAAATCCAACGTTTAGCTTTTCTATAAGCTCCGGAGTGCGATAGCAACTTATGCCCGATAAACAGACCACAACCTATCGCAATGTATTTACCAACGTGAGATGCGCCTTCTTTGACTTCAGCAGCGTGTTCTTCTTGAACAGAATGCCAAAGCTCAACGGCTTCATCTTTTTCCATTGGTTTAATACATGCTTGATAGCTGTTCTCTTTATCCCAGAACAATCCGTATGCATTATCGTCTCCTTCTACTCCTGGAAACCAACCATCGTATTCATAGCGTTTTTCGTCGTTCATTTTATGAACCTCCTTATTCTTTCTATATAGTAAGCTGTAAAAATTAGACTACCAGATTATAGTAAACCGTAACCCAAGTTGTCCTGGCATGTCGATATACTCCTCGAATACAGTTTTATACCAGAACCCTTGTATGTATATTAACCACAACCGATAATCTTGGAATTTACGTTTGAACTGCTTTTGATCCTTAATATGATAAAACCATAAGGTAACACCGTCGACAGTACCGTCTTGTTTATGATTGTAGATTACATCATCAAAGACGTATTTAAGCTCTTTATATACACCTTTACCCATGTTATCACCTACAATAGATATGTTGAGGGCATATGCAGATAATACCCGTTGATAGGGTGTTTCTTAATACTGATCTTAGCAGGGAAATCATGAACTGTAACGCCCCATTCGTCTGATGCTGATTGCGTTGTTAAAGCTTCTTTTCCTTCTGGGATCTTTTGCCAGATGCGAACGTAGTCTTTTACAGTCAAATAACCATAAGTCTTAGCATGCTCGTGCAACTTCTTATACAAGTCAATGAGCTGGAGCTTAGACCGTGAGTAAATAGTGCAGAATGTGATTAACTTGATTTCGTCCATTTCACCACTCCTTAAACTCTTCAATATAGTAGTCAGACCCCAACGGTGCGTTAGGTCCATAGTATTCGAAGTATCCGTTACCTTTATTATAGATGGTAAACGGTTTCAATGCATGGGATTCAAACGGCTTGTCTGAGATATACCAGCATAAACCATCTTTATCGCGATATACCTGCATAATAGCAGATACAGGGTTCATCACACGACCATGTAACGAAGGTCCTTTATGGCATTTAAGAATAGTATTCTCAATCGTAGGGTGGGCGGCGTAGATATAATACTTGTCAGTACCCAGGATAGACTGACATAGGTTGTCAATGAAGTCGCCTAAGGGCGGTAGACTATCAGGCGGGATCTTTCCTTGCATATAGCACATAGTCTCAGCAATACCCTTGACTACACCTACATGGTGTCTAATAATATCAACAACATTATCTCGACCCCACATAGTCTTAAGACAGTTCGCACCACGATCAAGTTCATTGTCTGTTACGAATAGTTCCATTTATTTACTCCTTTAAAAAAAGAGGAGGAATGTATCCTCACTCGATTAGAAATCTAAATCGCGCCATAGTACATTAAGTCGGTTACGGTCTTCTTCATCGAGTTCCGTAAAAGCCTTAATACCTAAGTAGCGAATAGCCTCTTCGTCGAGCTTGGTCCATTCCAGCTCTTGTCTGAATTCTGTAGTAACTTCTACAATAGTGTCAATAGTTTCTTGGTCTGGCTCATCTCTGAAAGACCACATAAGATGCTCAACCAATTCTAACTTATGTTGCGCTCTGTCTGTGAAACGTGCTCCAAAATATTCTTTTAGAACCTGAGTCATATACAAGCGATTAACGGTAGCAGAATACCGCATGTGCTTCTTAATATATCTTTCACCATATTCCATTCCTTGATACATAAATTTACCCATAGTAAATTACCTCTCTTTCTATAGAGAGGCATGTAAAAATTAGACTCCGGGCCCATGCCACATTTCCCAACGCTCTTTGTTTTTACGTCGAGGTTGATCTGAGGCACTAGGATTATTGAAATTATAGGCATAATTATCAGGGTTAATAATACCATTCTCAACGAGTTTGCGAACTCTGCGATTTATAGTATCCTTGGAGACGCCCAGACTAACAGCAATCGTCCGATTCGACCAACCGGCCTGTTTACAAATTAGGATTTCCTCATCGTCTACAAACTTCTTAGGACGACCCATCTGCTTGGGAGACTTCATTGTCCGTAGAATATCTAGTCCGTTATCCGGATTAAACGTTATAGGATCCATAGTAACTTACCGTGTGTTATCAACCATTGCTGCTGGCGCAAGATTAGGATTAATCGCATCAAGTGTAGCTGTTAATGGACTAGTAGTAATGGCCTGACTGACTTTATTTAAAAAATCTGCTTCTTTCTTAGTTTGCTCCAACCATACCGCAGACATAAGGGCGTAGTTAGACAGGTCTTTGAGAGTGTCAATAAGAGACTCATCTGTCACCAGCGCTTCTTGCTTAGACAACGTGTTCAAACGAGACATCTTATCTTCCATACGAACAATAGCAGCGATCAATCCGTGTTTCTCAAGTGACTCTTCGAAGGAGTTACCATAGTCGGTATTCTTCTTAACAAAGATTTCTTGAAGTTCCTTGTGGGCATCATGCATTTTCTGTGCTGTTAGTTTGGTCATTTAGTTTCTCCTTTTCTTCATGGTATATGTTTTCGCCGTAGGAATAGTTGGTCATGATAAGCTTAATAATATTCAATAACGCTTTGATAACTTTAGGATCTAAGTTCTTAACCTTAGCCTTTAGAACATAGCATCGCATATTATTTAACATAATCAAGTGGCTAATCTGAGGCATTGATTTACCGGATGCTCGGAATGGTTTTGGTATACTTGCTACAATAACCGCCTCAGCATCTCTAACCTTACGAAGCAGGTTAGCACCAAGTCTAGCTTTGTTATTCTTACCGCGTTTCATTATTTACGACCTTTCTTACGTGAGTCATAACCTGCGAAGACACTAAGTCCAATTGCCAATAGACCAGCTACTGCACCAATAACAGTAATTGTGTTGCTTACGATAGAACCTGTAACTGGCAAAGTTTTTTGTGTAAATACGGGAGTAGCTTTTGCTGGCTCTGAAGCAGGAGTTGTAGGAGTAATATCATTCTTAACAGGCTCTTTTTCTACAACCTTTTCTACTTTAGGAGCTTTAGGTTCTTGTGGTTTTGGTGTCTTAGGATCTTCAGATTTAGGATCTTGTGGTTTAGGAGTTTCTGGATCTTTAGGAATGTCGTTAATATCTAATTCTGGTTTTTCTCGCACTTCAGGGATACCAGGAATACCTCCTTCGAATTCAGGTTTTACGCGTTCTTCAGGAATACCAGGGATACCGCCTTGGAATTCTGGTTTGTCCACTTGAGGAGCTTCGTTTGGAACAACCCCGCCAGTCCATTCAGGTAGTTTTTCACGTTCTTCAGGAATACCTGGAATACCACCTTGGAACTCAGGGATTTCCACCTTAGGTGACTCTTTAGGGATTTCAAATGTAGGACGAGTCTTACCATCAGCACGACCATTTCCTCCTACAAGTTTAGTTTCGGCATCGAAGCCTGTTCCTCCACCATCCCAGCTAACGTTGATCTTGTTAGTAGGGTTGTACTCCATTTGTTTAAGTTTAGTTTTGTACTCAACATATAAGGTTTGTTTATCAATCTTAGCAAGATTTGTATCAAAACCGTTTGTACGTAATTTAGCGTTTGCTAAGGCATCAGTTGCAGGCGCGTCATATACAAATGGATCCACACTCTTAACATAGTAGAACTTCAAACTGTTTTCAACGTATTCTTGATCGTCAGACCATGTATCTGAGATGTTGACGTTTTCCATGTAAGACTTCTTGTAGTTGATACGAGCAGTCCAGTTAACAACAGATGGGTCATCTTTATCCTGCCAGCCGTATTTATATAGCGCTTCGTCAGTAGGCTCTACACCTTTAGAACCAGCGTTCAATTCCACAACAGTACCGTTGAATGAGATTTCATGCTTGGTATCAGGTTGCACAACTTCACGGTTGATTCGAGTGTTGAGATTCAAGGTGATAGATTTGTCAAGTGGGTGTTCTGCGAAGTAGTTGTTGAAAGTAGTTGTTACTGTGTTCTCAGCAGCCTTAACTTCAGCATTACCTACTTCAGCTTCACCTGTGTTATTGTATACAGGGAAATTATAGTTAGTTTCAAATGAAAGTTCGTTAGGGACATTAAACGTCATAGTATCCCCTTGGCTGATTTGAACTTCATCAGGGATATCAGTTTTGATGTTTACGTTTACTTCAGACCAAATAGTATCATCTGATTTAGTTACAGTAACTTCTGGATCAGTGGCTACAAGCTCTGTAGACCCTTCTGCTTTAGTTACGTCTGCAAATACGTGATCACTGATAAGAGCAGCGCTGAACAATACAATACCCATAGTTGCAAGTTTGAATGTGAAGTGTTTCATGATGTTTTCTCCTTTTTGTTTACGATTTGAGTTATGCGCGACATATGTTTCTATCTCTTTTTTATGCTTCATATACTAGTACCTCCCATATAAAAGAAATAAAAAGAAAAGAGCTGAGTAAAATACCCAACTCCTAGTCTTTTTCAGAAAAAGCGTCTTTCAGCTTTTTAACGCCATTATTAACTTTTGTTTGCAATACACTTCCGTCATATACATCAGTCGCGATGACCGCCATATATAATGCGATTGCGCTTGCGGCAACAGTGTTTAATACCTTGTTCATTGTCTGAACCTCCTTTTCTTTCTATATAGTGGAATGTAAATATTTTAGAGTTCCCACTTATAGCCACCTTTGTTATGACCGAAACTGGCCTTTTTCGGACGAGGAGTTGCTACCTCATTTTCAGAAATGCCTAACTCACCAAAGGCAACATTGAGCGCAGCGTACCTTGTCTTATCTTTTTTACTACGAGGTAAGAAAGCACGGAACTCGTCATTTCTTAAATTAGCAGTGCATGCTCCGTTTCGTGATTCGTACATGATACCTACGTTTAAGAATTGTGGGTGCTCAGAGAACCAGTCAATAACCTCACTAAGCTTCTTATCTTGGAAAGTTGAGGACCGGTACTCTCTTACTGCCTGTGGATGCTTTTTAGACATAGTCCTTACTGTAGAGGAGTTTGGTGATTTCGCTACCTTACTAAGATCGTAGTCATAGAACTTAAGAATACCCTTCACAATTTCCTTGTCCAAGGTTGGTGAATAATGATCTGCCCACCTACCTGAGGATTTGTATGTAGATAGTAAGGTATACTTAGCTCCGTATTTGTCCAAGATCCTCATGATCCGAGTTAACTGTTGAGATGATGTACTAATGTTAGAGTCAATTAAGTATAACATAAGCCACCTCTAATAGTCGATTGGAATAGGCCAGCCTACAACTCCTCTAACTCCTTGGTCACGCATACTCTTCAATGCACCATTCAATTCCTCGACAGAGTAAAATGGAGTTAATAACAATGAGGCATTTGTCGGTGGTTTGAATTGGATACGATTGTTGTCGTATAGAACCAAAGTGTTGTACTCACCAGTTTTGACAATGTTGTAAATATTCTCTTCTTCCTCTTTAGGGATGATGAATATCTGAGTAGGAACTGCGTCCCCAAGATCGTCAACTCCCTTTAGAGTAGCAATGAAACCGAAGATGGTTGGCTGGACCCCTTCGACTTCGCTTGCCTTTTTAGAGAACAGTTTCTTAATTTTGTTAAACATAAACTACTCTCTTTCGTATTTAGTTCCTTTAAAGATAATATTACCATCACCAACTGCGAAGACGTCATTGACAGCCTCATGCACTAGCTGGTGATAATAAGTCATATCAATATCATCGAAGCCTTTATAATTGCTTGCCAGTTCCCAACGATACCCCGTAGTTCCAGTTACAGCAACATGCTTATCTACGATTGTATCAGGGAAGCCGTTAGAGATAATATAATCAACTTCGTTATAGTCAAGACCAAGTTCAGTGGCGATCTTGCGTTTCTTAGCCTCTTCTAGCTGAGCAGGGGTCAATCCTTGTGACTCACGTTGAAGTAAATATCGTGGTTTGATCCATCGCGATTGAATCATTTGTGCAACATTACTTGGTTGAGTACGAGAGATCTCCCGACCGGTTCTAGAAGCGTAGATTTGCGCATTCTTACCGATGTACTGGTCGTCAAGATAAATAGCAGTCTTAACTTCCTTAGTTGTGAAGAAGTCTTGTTCGTTTACCTCTTCCTTGCTAAGGAGGGTCTTGTAGACATATGGGTTAGTCTTCTTACCGAACTGTGCACCAATAGCTTCCCATTTACCTTTCTCATCTTCCGGCCAACCGATTTCAGCAATAACGGTAGCACGGTTGAGCAAGGCCATACGAGAATATGTGTGTTCATGTTCGAAGGTGTAACCAAACTCATTAGCCCGTTTCATACAGTAATCGATAATAGCCTTATCGCCGTTAACGATCTTAATAGAGTCTGTCTTAATATGAGCAACTTGGTAACCCTTAGCTTGAACCTCGTGCTTAAGCATTAACATGAATAGAGCACCACGTTTTGCGATGCAGTTGTCGATGTTACGAGGATCTTTGAATTTGTTAGGCCAAGGAGCAGACGTCATACCATACACAATATTGATAATGATCTTAAGCGCATGGGCAAGACCTTTAACAGACCCGCCTTCCAAATATGGACGAAGTTTGTCTGCTAACTCAGGATCTACCTCATCAAAGGCATGTGATGCTTCTTCAATCTTACCGTGCTTGATACCCATACGACATTTAACCAAGGCCGCAAACTTAGGTGTGTATAGTCCAAAGTAGTTCATAGCAATAAGACTATGCGGGTGCATGGATGCAATATCCAATACGATAACGTTCTCGTATACACCAGGCTCAGCATATACATAACCGCCTTCTGATGGATCTTCTCCCATAAATTCAGATTTCTTCTTGAACTTATCGAAGGTGTACCCAGGGAATTCCGTAGCAAGGTCATACCAGTTGAACTTGTCTTGTGGAGTTGGGTCATCGCCAAATAAGAATTTCTCAGCTTGTGTCTGAGTCTTAACGTTAGGTGATAGGCCGTTGATTTCAGCTAGGACTTTACGAGCGCTCCATGCATCTTGACCGTCTTTAGATTTGAACAACTCTTCCTCTGAGGTTACGTCGTTAAGCATATATGCCGCACAACGACCCCATGCATGCTCAGGGAGGGGCTTAGTCCAATCGTATTCAAACTCGTCATGACGGATACCTAACTTAATCTGCCATTTCTTCAATGACATCTTAGTATCCAGGAACTCGTAAATATCCCCATATGAGATCTCGTTAGCCGCCCAGATCTTAGCTCGCTTATCACCTTTCTCAATAATACCTTGAGAACGCTTATAACAGGCCATCTCGTCATCGCCCTGCATACGTCCATAAGCAATATGGTTATCGTATCCAAGGTTATTGAAGCCCATCATATTATGCGTATCGAACAACTCTCGTGTACGTTGTGGTGTAGGATTGATTTCAATACCAATCTTGTCTTTATTCTGACTCCACCATTCGTTAACGAGAATAGCTTCAATCTCACTGAGGCTAGTACAGTCCTCTAATCCTCGGTAGACGGCCTCTGGTACCTCAAGACCGTACTTCTTCCAACCAATCATATATAGGTTACAGAAGACTTCCGAGTCGAAGAATGTGATTTCCTCATCTGGCAAGATAAGAGATTCTGAGATTGATTCAGTTTCGTTCTCAGGTACATTAGAGAACTTCATCTGAGCAACCATCTTCATACATTGTTGTGCTTGGTTAGTTGAGCTAAGTGCGAATTTAAGAACATCATTCTGCATATGTCGTAGGTCATACGTTACACCTAACTCATATGCCTCGTCAAGCTTGTCTTTAATAAAGCTAACCTCTGGAGCCGTCGCACCATGGTGTTCTTTACGCATACAAGCCTCAATGAAGTTCTTAAGTTTTTGCTCTGTCCAAATAATATGTTCCACGTCCTTATACATAGTTTTCTTATCCTCCTTTAAAGGTAGCCCACTTGAAATATGAGCTACAGGGAGATCGTTTGCAGAAATAAGTTTCCGTCTCAACGATGACCCGCCATTGTATACTTTGATCTCAACATCATCAGATATGCGATTAGCCAAGCGAGTTGGATCGCCGTCATACCAATAATGCAAGTGGACACCGCCACCTGATTTAGAAACCTCAGTATATGTCGGAGGATATTTAGAAGCCAATTCTAAGTTTTTAGCAAGGTCTTTTTCACCCGCCTCATTCTTACAATCGAAGTCAATAACAATATGCTCGGTTGGAACACGGACAAAATGCAATTTAGTTGGGTCGATGTCCTTGAGGGTTGTGGTGACATTGTCCCATTTCTTTAAAGGGTTACCTGCATCGTTAGTGTATTGTGCAGGCCAGTCCTTTCCTTCTAAGTCAAATCGTGAAGTTGTCCGTCCCATAGTCAGATCAATCTTAGCTCCTACTTTGGACGCTTCCTGCTTCTTTTTAGTCTCAGGAAAAGCTTCATCGTATTTGAAACCACGATACCAATTACGTTTACGATTACCCTCCTCGTCTTTAGTATCTTTAGTATATGTCTCAAAGAAACGTTGCAAACCTAATCGCAACCGGTTCTTATAACCATTTGTCTCCCAACCTCTTTCTTCTAGCATACCTTTGTAAATAAGCTCGACTTCAGAGAGAGTTGGGTTATTCTGCATCAAGAGTACGTTTTCACGAACAAACTCAAATATAGAGTCGCCGTACTCAAGCATTTCGATATCAACATCATTAGCATAGTAGAAAGCACCTAAGCGAGAGAATGTATCAATCGCCTTTTGTGCAATACCTGCTAGTTCATATTGTATACCATTCATTAGCTCCTTATATCGAGGGCCTGCGATAAGATGACCTGTAGGAACTGCTTTAAGTAACCGCCGTACAATCCCTGAGTCAGAGTCACGGAATTGAGCACGTTGGTTAGATGCAGTAATAATCAGACCTTTAAATGTTACAGGATACGGTCTTTGATAAAGTTTACGTACGAATACTTCCTCATGAGATGTTACCTTAAGTAATGGAGTATCGTTCTTAATCCGACTTAAATCGGTATCCGAGTCAATCAACAATGGGAGTTCTTGTAGAGTCCCTGTCGCATACTCAGAACCGCTAGTCAGTTGCTTAAGGTCAATACCTCCAATATACTGCCCGAATAACATCTCGATTATTCTAATAATAGTACCTTTACCGGTTCCTGCAGGGCCGTATAGAAATAAGAACTTATCAATATTGATAATCTCCCCTGTGAACAATGCACCTAGACACCAGAGAATTTTATCTAGTTGGTCAGGAGCATAGAGAACAGATGAGAGTTCGTCAAACGCTGGTGTAGGTTGGGAAGTTGGTGTATAAGGTAGCTGAAAGGTAGAATAGTCATCTCGAGCCACCTTATAATTACTGAATACGATCTTAGAGTTGAATACCTGCAAGGATTCAGGAGCATCTTCACAATACTTAACGAAGTTGCGCATAAGTCCTGATCCCGCATTCTGCATAAACTTAAGAGATATGCGTTCATATCCCTTAGTCTTAAGCTCAGCGTATTTCTTTCTAATCTCATGATCGACAGCACGAACTACATCGTTTTTCTCCATCGACCATTTCTCACCATCCCACATTGCATAAAAGGCACCACCTTTTACAACAATATCTTGTACATCAGCGCCTTGGTTATCTAAATAGGTAAAGTCTGCAGAAACGACAGCATCGGCTTTTCGATTAGGCCCCGATAGTTCCTCAACAGTAATATTGAAGAAATCCGGTTTTCTATCTGTCATAAATTAGCTCCTTTAAAATCCTATCATTACAACCTTGCTCATATCAATAAATTTTTCATTACATGCACTACCTAAAAATGGGGACTCCCCAACAGCAGAAGTCATATCGCGTCTAATTATAAATACTTCATTTTTAATAAACGCGTCTTTAAATGGCTTTAGATGATCTGATGGAATATAATCGGAACTGAAATTAATACCGTCAAAAGAATATTTTACTAGTACACTTTCTTGTCCCGTATTATTCATCATCGTAGTCATCCTCCATGTTCGCCATGTACTCTTCTTCAAATGTGCTTGCACGGCCAATGAACTCGTTGTATTCAGTATACAAGCGAACGTCATGACCTGTGTCTTCTGGATCTAGGCGATCTACAACACGACCGAACATACTTAGTTTCTTCATACCGTTACCGATTTCTCGAACGTTACGGTGTTCAAGGATCTTACTGATGATAAGAAGTTTT